CTGAAACTCTTCTACCGTACCATTATATCCTGTATTAACAAAATATTTATAAGTATCATTAAAAGCCTCATTATTTTCTTGTAATAATTGCTGATAATCCTCTATAGTTCCGTTATACCCTGTTTGAACAAAGTAATTATACCCGTCTTGAATTGCTTCCTCGTTCATTTTTACTTATTATATTTATTACCCACTCCTCCACCACCGGTGTTTGCATCGTTCACTACTTTAGACATCAATTCTTGGACTCCCGTAACTATGTCATTAACCGAAGTGTCATTCTTATTCGGGAAACTAACTGTTTCGTTACCTATAGTAAAGACAAGGTTCCCACCATCTTCTTTTACAGATTTAGGTATACCTTTCATTCCTTCTGGCCAGAAAGCTGAGTTTGTTAGCATTTGGTCAAACTTACCTAAAATAGCAGAAGTTGAGTTGTATCTCAAATTATCTCCTAAGTCTAAGAACTCATTTACGTCCGTAACCGCCATCGGAGTATACTCTATACGCTCTCCTGCTTGTTTTACATTTACACCACCTTCACCTACGTTTTCTCCAACTTCTCCTCCTGCGTTTAACCACTGGTCGTAATTAGAACCATCAACCGCGTGCTCATAAATCGACCTGTTTAATTCATCTACAGTTAAAGGAGTTTTATCTTCTGCAAAAGCGCTAATACGTTTAGCTGTCTTCCCTGGCTTAGTTATAATAAATTCTTGAGTTACTCCATTAGCATCTATTACAACTTGAATATCAGCCCCTGTCTCAGCTCCTATTGCTTCAGCAGCAGCCTTTCTTTGTCTTGGGTCTCCTGATGTTAAGAGGTTTACATTTTTACCCATATTAAGCATGTTTTCCTTCTCTTTACCTGCCTCAAATTCCCATTGATTTTTTGGTCTTGGAGCATGGGTTGTTTTCTGCACCTTCTTAATATCTTTCTCTTGCTTCACATCTAAAGAACTCTTTATCTGATTTTGCGCATATTGTTCCGCAATCTCTTGCTGATGCTTATTAAATTTTGGGTGGTATTGATTATCCTCCCCAAACTCCATAACTAAGTATGGATTATTTTCTTCGTTATCTGGATTCTCTTCATTCCATTTATCGTAATCTTCTTGTCCTCCTATTTGAAACGCAGTCCCATCTGAAGTAGTTAGGTTAGCGTTTACCATCATAGACTGTTGGTTGTAAGGATTAGATATCATTTGTTGAGTTTTTAAATCTAACCACTCCTGTCCGTCTTCAGTAGCAAAATATTCTGTCTCCGCTCGACTTCTTTGTTCTGAAGTAATCTCAGCTGTTACCCCGTCTTTAGTTATACTGGCTGTAATAATTTGTCCTAACTCATCCTTCACTCCTTGAGTTGCTTTACCTACATCAAAATTATCAATCTTTTGTTTCATTAACAAAGTCATTCTCTGCACACTCATACTGGAACCAGGTATAGGTTGACCGTTTTCATCCATCTTTAACATAACCATATTTCCAGTCTCTGGATCTGCCTCTAAACTCATATTATTCATATTAGCAAAACCTTCTAATTGTTTTGCCATCCACTCTTCTCCAGGAGCTCCCACCGATAAGTTAGACCCTTCCATCTGCTCTTGTAATCGGGTAGTATATTCTTGGAAAGTTTTATCGTATTGAGACGCGTTCTTTTTTAATAAATCAAATCCTGTTTTTGCATTATGCTGCCACATCGTAGCGTCTGAAGGTTTCATTAAACCTCTTTGAACTAAATTTTGAACATCTAAAAGTTTATTAGAAACATCCTGACCTCCATTCATTACAAATTGTTGAATGGTGGGATTGTCATATTCCCCTATATCCTGTAAAGCTGTTTGTTGGTCTTGAAAGGCCTTTTCAATTTCGGCTTTTTGCTTTTGCCTCTCATCTTTAATACCAGTAAAGGTATCGGCTATTTTCTTTGCCTGAGCGCCCCAATCTATCTGCGATTCAGGATCAGCTCTTTGGTAAACATCAAAGTTTATTTTACTTTTGCTTGGGATATCCGTTGCCATACTTTTTTATTTATTTATTTATTAGCTCATTGTCCAGGTTCCGTCTCCAGTATAAGCTCCTGGGTCTCCCCCAAAACTTCCATACTGAAAATCTTCCCCATCCCAAAACATATTATCTGAACCTTGTTTCTTTATATTTTTATATTGCTTTCTGCTATACCCTTTCTCTCCTAATTTAGCCGCCCATTGAGCGTCAGACATTCCAGATGGTTTTTGGTCTGCAAATTGTTTAGATAATTTAGACCCTCTTCTATCTGCGCCACTTTGACTATACAAAGGAGCCATAGAAGCGAGTCCAGTTGCTACTCCTGCCACCCCTTGAACTCCTGAATTAATAGCTTGAGCTCGGGCAGCCTCAGCATCTCTTTGTCTCATGTTTTGTTCTTTAGCATAAGCCACATCCATTTCAATAAGTTGCTGGTTAATAGCTTCTTTAGAGTCCGCTTTAGTTTTATTAAGATCTGAAATTTCTTCTCCCATAGCAATACGAGTATTTTCAGCTCCCGCTTGAGATTGAGCTCCCACTCTCCCAACTCCCGCAGCTAAAGCCCTTGCGTCTCCTTCTTGTAAAGCTTCTACATTTTGTTTTTGAACAGCTAAATTTTGTTCAAACTCTTGTTCGTAGGCATCCATAGGTACATTAAGACCTTCGTAGTAGTCTGTCTCGGCTTTTTTCTTAGCGTCCGTCATCGCTTTTTTAGCTGCCGCATCGGCCTTACTTGCTAATTCTTTTTGTTTAGCGGCTTCTGAAAACCCTTGATATGCTTGATATCCTGCTGCCGCTACACCTATTACTGCTGTCGTTACTACTGCCATATTATATTGTTTTTATTAATTCATGGGTGTAAGAAGCTCCTTCCTTAAACCCTTGTTTTTTATAAACATTAATTAAAGGTTTATTTTTAATCAACGCGTACACATATTTATTTCCTAAACTTTCCGCTTTATCACTAATAGTTTTAATCAAAAGGTCTAAAGCTTCTTTTCTTTTTTCTCTATCTTTATAATATAAATTAGAGATAATCCAGTCACACCATACTGCCTTAGAGTTAGTTATATACATAAATCCGGCACATATTGGAGTCTCTCCTTCATACACAATAAATCCACCCGTTCCATTTTCTGGTAAAAAATCTCTCTTCGGAGGGTCCCACCTCCACTCTTTCCACCATTTACAAAGTATATCTTCGTAATCATTTTCTTTAAGCGAGAATATATTTAATTTCATTTATGCAAAGATAATAAAATCTATGGAAAACTTTTCATCACGCTACTACCTACAGAAAATAGTTCCACCGGCCCTGTATTGTTATTAGTTAGTGTAAAATTCAAGAAATAACCACGAGCTCCGTGAGACTCCGCGACCGCGTCTTTTACAAAACAAATAAAATCCCCTACCGGAGGGATAGCTCCTGGAGGAACTACTGTATTAATAGTAATAGAAGCAGGGGTTGTTACACCTGCTACAGTAGTGGTGCTTTGTCTTACAATATTAGTTACAACACCTCCGTACGTTGGGGCTCCTGATGTTGCTGGAGGAATAGATGGAGCTACAAAATAAACCGCATCCCCTACACTTAAAATACTCCCTATATCTTGAAGTCCAAATTCAATTACTATCGCTGCCGGAGGACCAGCTATATTAGTGCATACTCCTATACCATTTGTTGATCTATCTCTAAAGTCTAATGTTCCTGCATTTTCCCTTAAAAATGTAAACCACTCTCCTTCTTTTTGTTCAAAAAACGTTTGAAGCATAGACCCTGTGCTTAAGTCAGAAAATAAAGCAGGACACTCCCATCTGTCATTACTTTCATAAGACATAGTTTTAAATAACTTAATAGTCATTGGTTCAAAATTAAATACAGAAGTAATAGTTGAATTATACTGTACTCCGTAATAATTGTTTCTTAAAGCATTAGTGTTGTGACGATATAAATTACCTCCACTCCAGGTGTAAAAAAACCCATTCATACCCATCATAAAGTCAGGTAAAAAAGAATAAAATGAAGGCCATCCTTTTACATCTTCACTGTAAGATAATGTTCCTGGTTCGTAAGGTGTTGGCATAATTAATTATTTTATGGACATTTAGTTATTGATGTTACTACTCCTGGCATCCTGGTTCCTGTAGATTGGGTAGGTCCCGGGTAATTTTCTGGAGGTAATGCGTGCCCTAATCCATCTACATCTGCATATTCTAACATTCCCACTTCTATTACCCAGTCTGATATTCCCCCTCCATCTTGAGCGTCAAACCTTACTTTATACATTCCTACAGGTAATGGTGTTACCCCGTCTGGATCTTCGAAAACTAAATCGTGTAATCCTAAAACCCCATCTGGCTGACCGTATTGACCTGGTGTTGTTGGGTCGTAACTTGCGGGAAATTGAGCTCCACCCACAAAGTATGATGAATTAGGATTGGTATTTCCAGAGTTATCTACCGGAACATGATAGAATGTAAATCCTAACGAATGTGCACATATCGTACTAAATGCAGTTCCTAAAGGATATTGAAGACTTCTCTCTATCCCTGTCAATTGACGAGGACATTGAACATGAATACCCCACCAAGTGTTTATACAAGGTGCGGTTATAACCATAGTAGCAATACTATTAGTAACCCCTAAAGGAGACGGTATAACCGAAGTCCACCCTCTATACTCTCCGTTAGATAAAGGCCATGGGGTTCCGGCTGGTGATGCTAAATTAGGAGCTAAAGGTTGAGCTCCATCCAAAGGAGACGCAGGTACGTTTAATGCACTTCCTGGGTTACAATCGTTATTACTTGTGTTTGTACAATTCCAGTCTAAACAAGTAGATTCTAAAGACTCCACATTAGGATAAACCCCTGACGAACCACCTACATTATTAGTAATACCTGTATAAGGACCCATAGTTGCCGCTCCACTGGCAACAAAATTATTTAAACTTGCGTCCCAAATATAGTATTGAGCTCCATTTGGTTGAATACCTGAACTCCCCGTAGCTGTAGTAATAGGAGGGGTTCCTGGATTGTTATTAAAACAAGGAACAGAAAAGGTTGCTGGAGGCCCATCTGGAGCTCCTATTATACCTCTTTGATATCCACCAACTAAAGCTGACCCTTCAGAGCTTGCCATTCCATTATAATTCCATGTAAGTCCATCTGGAATAGGTCTTAAAGTAGTGTTATTAACTCCCGAGCTAAAAGTTACTACCGCTGCTCCTGGGGCTGTTCCCATATCAAATGCAATAGTAAATAACCCTGTACTAAAACCTCCAATATTTATACCTGTACCACAAGGTATTACACATGAAGGACATGGTGTTGCAGGCCCTAACACTCCACCAACCATTTGACGGTATATACCTCCGATAGAATACCACCCATCATTAGCTATGGTAGTTAAGTTTGGGTCGGTATAAATTGTAACAGCGGAAGCAAATGAAGCTCCCGCCCAATAATATGTATTTGTACTGCAAGTAGTCATAGTTTAATATATTTAATTTTTAACATGAGCCGGCATTTATTACCACTCCATTAGCCCCTACTTCTATCCAGTTTTTAGGGGATGCTGCGGAAGGAGAGGCGGGGTCTACCACATAAAATCCAGTTGGTAGATAATTACCTGAACTCCCTACATTACAAGAGGTGTTATCGTAAACAATATTTCCTAAAGCCGGTATAGATCCTGGTCCATTAAATCCAATTTGTTGGAATCCAGGACTATTTGTATCAGTAGCACAAGCAGTTGCCGCGCTGAAAGTTTGAGGTCCCACATAGACCTGTTGACATCCTACCGCACAAGTACAACATACATCATCAGCTGAAGCAACAGGAGGAGGAACACAATAACATAATTCTGAAGACCCTATTAGTCGTAAATCCCAAATTAAATATAAATATTGATTAGCTGAAGGCATAGATAAAGCTGTCTCTGTAGCCTGATAAGTATCAACAGAAGGATTAGTAATAGGACCACCAACTACTGGAGCTGCCGCTAATAAAGTGTTTGTGTCAGCCACCGAATTAGTATAAAGGGTATTAGAAGATAATATTCTAAATTTATGTATTGATGGATCAAAATCAAAATTGTCTGGCGGAATCTTTTGAGTACGCAAGGTGATATCCGCTCCACTGTAAGGGAAAATACCAATTGACCTAACACCTGTTTGAGCTTGATACTCTGAAGGTTGTAAGGTAACTAATTCAGCAGGAGAAAAACCAGCATAAGGACTAATTGTAGTTCCGTCTGTCCAATTGTAAGATGTAGTAATAAATTCTCCTGAATAATTTGGAGAATTAACTACCACTTGGATTACAGTAAGCTGCTCTTCAGGAGGACACTCTACAGTTATATCAAACGCAGCCGGACCTGATAATACATCAATACTCACTTCTGCATAATCCGGAGTATTTGTGGTTTTATTAAAAGTAAAGAATCCGTTTCCACCCACTGGTCCTGATGAAATAGTTGTTCCATTCCAAGTTACACTAATATTGATAGTTCCAGAGCTTATATTGTAAGGAACATTTACTAATCCAATTACTAATCCTAAGTCTACTTCATACTCTAATGTAGAGGTAGCGCTCATTTGGGTAACTTGTTGACCACAAGGTACTTTAGGAACAGGAACAGGAACTTGTCGTAAATTAGTTCCTATAACATATTCCTTCATGTATGGGTCATAACCTCCTAATTTTTGAGTAGTAAGTTGAGCATTAAAACAATCTCTAAACCAAGAGTTCATACCGTAAGATTGAACCGTTTGAAGTTGGTCGCTACCTTGAGACGCTCCTCTTAAGTTTATTACTGCCCCTCTTTTGGTGTCAGTAAAAAACATATCATAACCCCAAGCCGCAAAACTTTCAGGATTAAAACTTATACCGTACTCTTCTATTCTCGCTATTTGAGTTCCTAAAACTTCTGGAACTGAGGCGATTGCCCCTCCACCAGTAGAGTCTGTTATAACGTTTTTACTGGCTAAAACATAAGTTATTCGATCTTCTTGCAATACTAAGATGTCTGTTTCTCTCGCATGCATTTTCATGATAGGACCAAATCGAGTTTCGCAATCTTTGTAGTTAGCAAGACCTAAATTAAATTCATTCAAATTATTAGAGTTAGCAGGACCACTAAAAACTCCACTATAAGTCATTCCTGCAAACCTATCCGCTTCTTTAAAGTCTTGATTAGAAACCGCTAAAGTTCTTTCTCCCAAATTAAAGCTTTTTCCAGCAGGACTATCATTTACCCTAAAACTTTCCACTCCATTTCCGAAAGTGTAACAATTATAAAAATCTAATGTTGTAATTAAATCAAGGCCAGGTGCTTGATTTTGTTCTCCTGCCGGTAAACTGTAAGGGTCTCCCGGGAGATTAGTTTGAGTAAAGTTTGATTTAGCCATGTGATAAGCCTGCCCCCCTGGAGCTATAGGCTCTATATCTAATAAATCAGATGCGTCATAAAATAAATTAGGATCCGCATCTAAAGGAACGGTTTCCCAAACTAATAAAGACCCACCTCTTGTTACCTCAATTAAAGTAGAACAATGTCCGTTATAATATTCAAACCATTCCCAGCATCTTGGAATACCACAGGTATTTACAAAATACATTGCCCCTGTTCCTGTAACTCTACATCTGCATACAGTTGAAAAAGGATTGTTAGTACAGCCTCCACTTGAAGTTAATGCGGGGTCATAAGAAATACTCATCTCTGAACAGGTAGAAGCTTGAGTACAAGTCATTTGACTTTGTAAATCATCGCCTACCGTCCATGAATGGAAGTTAGGATAATCTGCGGTAGATACAAAGCTTTTGTCATACGTTAAACTTTTACTATCGCAACTTCCACCTCCACCTCCTCTCCAGTTTCTAATTTTAATTCTTATAGTAGAACCAGCCGGAATAGTGTAAGGAACCCCAGCGTCATCATTAAGATTGTAGTTATTTATACAACCATCCGTAAAACTCCCTGTATTATCCGCGTCCTTACTTTTTGTTCCTCTAAAATAATTTTGTTGTGTTGATTCTATTGTCCATCCAGAAGGCTTTAATAACATATAAAGACCTTTTAAAGATTTATTTGTAATACCTTCTGAAGCATAAGCTGTAACTGCTAATACAGTGCATTTTTCCTCTGTTAATACTGGCCCAGCTGTATCTACTTTTACAATTAATTCATCCCCTACTTTTACTAAGTTCTGATTGTTTCCTTCTAATTTAAACCAAACTAAACTTGGATCGTTTTGTTTTGCTACGTCTCCACTTCCGTCTTGTTGGTAGAATATATTAGAAAATATTGTCTGATAAGTTCCTTCACTTGGCTTCATTACAAACTTATACTTCTTTGCCCACCAAGGAGGTAGGCTGGAAAGATTCACTGTTATTCTGTTTTTAAACACTGAAGTTGAAGGGTCAAAATAAGCTGTATTAGTATTACTTACTAAAACTGTAGACGCTCTACCATACTCATCCATATAAACAATACCTGTTTCGTAGTCTCTATTAGAATGTAAACTACCTTGGTCTGCAGAGGTTAAATACCCCGCGCTACACCCATAAGCAATAAAATTAAAATATATAAAAGACTCAGATGTAGTACCAGCTCCATCATCAGCCCAATATTGTATAGCTGGAGGTCTAAGTGAGAATCCTCCTGCTAATGGGGTAAACTGAAATCCTAATGGGTCGCAAGGAGATGCTACAGCTCCTCCTCCTGACACAACTTGATAAGTAACACCTGTTGTCTCTAAAGCAGCTAAACCTCCTGTAGAGTCTGCTATAGGTAAGGCTGTCATCGTAATAGCCCCTAAAGTTGTGTCTACTATAGCTAACAACCCAGTAGCCATATCCATAACTAAATCTCCATTCGCAACTCCATCTGAAATAAAATCTGCTGTAGAGTCTGTTAAAAAATTAACAACAGTTCCATCGGTTACTCCTGATGAAATTACAGTGGTACTACAGAGTAGAGGCCACCCTCCTATAGGTGTAGCACACTGGTCTGCTGCAGTAAATCCTCCACTAATTAATTCCATAGTGGTTCCGGTCATCGGATCAATAGCTGCGGCATAAAATCTATCTGATAAAGTTCCTCCGCTATCTGTGTTGTTACAAGGGTACACTTGCTGCATTATTCCTGTTCCTGTATAACCTTGAGATGCGCTTCCTCCAAAACGAGCCGCAAACTCCGGGCTTGCACACATAGTGGTTACATCTGGGTAATCCACAGGACATGTAAAAGTACAGGTTACGGTGAAAGGAGAAGACTGGACAAAAGTACTGGCAGCAACACAATCAGCGGTTCCTCCAGGGTTACATTGTAAAGCGTTTTGTTCTAATGAAAAAGAGAAGTTAAAAGTGGTTCCAGCTACAATATCTCCAGCTGCTGGATTAGCATTAGTTAAATCCCACGTTAAAAGAGAGTCTTGACCAGCGGTTCCTCCCCCAATAGTATATGCTGAATTAGCAACCTGCGGATTAGTAGTTCCTCCATCTCCTATAGCCTCCCCTGCGATTTCTTTAGAGGTTGGTGCACACCAATAATCTACATCAATATCTGCACCACCTGGAGCTACTTTTATATTATATCCGTCTACATAATTCCCATACATTAAACGATTTCCTTGGATAGTTTGAGCCTTAGCAATTCGCGGAACATTATCGTATAGTCTTAATAACTCATCCGAACCTAAAGTGGTATATATTTCACTATTACTAAAAGCTTCAGTCTGGTAAGTATTATCAGCCCATCCTAAATCTGCCTTACGAAACCTCTTTATTACATAAATAGTATTACTGGTAGTTTGTTTGTATAGTAAATCTATTTCTTTTACTCTTTTTGAACCGGTTGAAAAAGTAACTCTACAAGCGTTAAAACGATTATACATCCCAGCATTTAGATAATCCTGAATACTGAATCTAAATTGCTTAGGTTGAAAGGCGGGAGTTGAAAATAAAGATGTAGCACTATATTGCCCGTCATCATATCTATATCTATAAGCAAAAGAAAGAAATCTCGTTTCCATGTAATTCTCTTGCCCTACCAAACGATAATTTTCTACTTCAGGAGATCCTAAAGGAGCCCATTGACTGGCAGTGGTATCGAAGTCTTCAAACCCTGGTGGTTTTACAATTACACTTACATCTTCTTCTTCAAATATAGTATCTAATCCACCTACCGGATAATCATAATCCGTAGTAACATTTATCATTCTTGGAGGATTCAAATCATCCGTCCAAAATAACAACCCCTCAATTTTATCGACTCCGGTAATAAGATATTTAAAGTCAAAATTTAAAACCTCTGTACTAATACAGTGGTAAATTAAAGACCCTGTATTAGTGTTATAGGATACCACTAAATCTACCACTCCGGTAATTACTGAATTAGGGTTACCTTCATTATGTACAAACCAGTATAATGTTTCATTTATACCGTCTTCATATACTCCAATACATCGAGCGTCTCCAACTAAAGGTTGATTATTATACTCTAACTGAGTTAACAGAGTGTTACCTCGGGAATTTTCTACCGCACCAATCTCTGTGTTTTCGGTAGACCCTAAACGCACATTCAGCGCATCAATATATTCTCCTGGAGGAACAAGTCGTTCGTCAATAGACTTGTTCATTTTTCCTGCTACGAAATTTGTTGACGTTAACGACATATTATTTTAACCATTTATCCTGGCCTCTTAAATTCATCAAGAGTCTTCCAGGGTGTATATTACTTAATCTTAATTTTGCATTACGAAGCAAGGAGGATTTATCCTTTCTTGCTCGATTAACTACATATTCCTGAACCCCGAATCTACCATTCAAAATAGCAAATTTAATATATGCGTATATAAATTCTTCAAACATTTTATTTACACTTACACTGGAGTCATCGCCATTCTCCATGCCGTCTGAAACATATTCTAATACTACCATTTGTCCCGACATAACTGAATTAAAGTTAATGACCCCTCCTTTTTTATTTATACTAAAGGTAGGGTTTATATTTGCGGTTTCAGTGTTTAATCCAAACCTGTCACCTATTTGATAGTCAAAATACCAACAGCCATCTACACACCATCCTTGCTGACCATTATACTGACCTTCTCCTAAATACATTGTTTTTTGATTTCCATTTAATCGTTGTGTGTCCCAAAACGAATCACTTGGCTTTAATACGTTGCCATCTATATCGAATAAAACCCTGCAATTATGGTCTTGTAAATACGCTCCACTCCAATTAGTTTGAATGTTTTCCGTTAAAGGATATAACATTCCATCTTTTTCCCAGGAGATTCTTACCCAGTTTACATAATCTGGAGGAAGAACAAATCTAAGAGTATCACAGACTGTTAATTCTAATATCTTAATTTCTTTCATCGCATCATAGTTTAACTCCTGAATACCTCTCTTTGCATGAAACAAAACTTGATATCTATTTACATTATTAATAATTTCATTGTTTCCTTGAAACATTAACATGAAGTTGTTTACAATATCCTCTAAAGAAACATACTGATATGAACCCCAATTCGCGTCTGAAGGACTTGCGTATGGTGGTCCAATATTATTTTCGTAATAAACGTAATCTGTAATATATGCCATAATTAACTGCTTTCTGATATTTCGTTACCTTCTTCTGTTTTCCCAAAATTATATACGTCTGCTTCTCTAATTTCTATACCTACATATTGACATATTTTCGCAATAAGCGTTGGCTCATCTGAGTCTGGTAATTCAAACTCTTGAAAATCTGTCTGCGTAGGGTCAAACTGCGGTTCTCCTATAACTAAATTTGTCCACGTCCATCTTGGAGTAAGTGGGTATCTTATGTATTGAGATCTGATAGCTCCTGCCTGTAATATAGTAGTAGGATATACTGTAATAGTATTTCCATCCAACACATACGCTGGGTAAGTTGTGGTTGGAGCTGTCAACATAGAATTTGTTAAATAAAATATTTTACTTTGATTAACTCTTTCTACCTCTCTAATTTTAGTATCTGCATAAATAACATAAGTTTCAGGAGTAGCTGTAAATATATCTGCGCTTAATGTTATTGTAGTGGTGTTAACTACTCCAGTTACATAAGCCTCTTGAAATGTAGTGGTGTTAACCACTATACTACCAGGAAGCGGAGTAGGAGCTGACGCAGGGATAGTAGTCCATCCTACTGCTGCCGCGTCTATTAACTGATTAGCTGCTACCGCACTATTTGTTCCTGTAAATAAAGGGGTAGAATAATAAAATAACTTATTTATTAAGTAATAATCATTAGGTAAATTATAAGTATTAGCATTATTTTGAGGTAAAAACACTTGAGTTGAAAAAGTGTCTATTACCTCTACTAACCCTTTAATTATATCTGCATAACCACTTCCAGACATTCTCGAGTTCTGCTTATTAATCCAATTATTATAAGCATAAAAATAATCTTCAAACATATCAATTTGAGCTTGTTTTGCATAAAGATTAAAATCTTGTGGAGAAATGTATCCGTAGTTATTCTTATTAGCTATCGCTAAAACGGTATTTCTTACTTCATTAATAGATGCTGCCATACTCTCTAAACATTTTTACAAAGATAGTAAAAAAAAAGAGGCCTACTTTTTTTGTAAGCCTCTCTTTTAAAATGTCAATATCAACTTATGACCAAGTAAATGATGCTGCCCATTGAACCCCTTGAGTACCACTGGATACCGTTAAAGGCATATCTTCAGTGTTAACTTGCCATTGAGACTTCATACATTCTAATGCCACTTCTTTAAACTTAATAAAGTAAGCATCATCACTTACAGCATCTCCCATAGCGATAACTAATTTTTGGCTGGTAGCTCCTCTTTTATAATGAACTGTTACTTCTCCATCAGCAACGTTACCTCTAATTTCAGTAGCGTTATCTAATCTCACCTGGTTCTTACCATGAGCCCCTTTATCGGATAAGATAAAAAAGTCATCTCCATTAAGAATACCAAAAGTAATTCCTGTCAAAACAAGAGTAGTATCATCTGCAACTTCAGCTATTATATAGTTTTCATTAGAAGTAACATTACAAACTAAATCCCCTACAGATACATTCTCTGTAAAAGTAGCTCCTGACAATACACATTTAGAAGCGTCTGCCGCTGCTATAATAGAATAAGCTGTTCCAGAAGCAGATAAACCTCCTGTCCCTGTAGCTGCAACTGCTGGTCCTTTAATACTTAAAACAGTATCGCTATCTACCGCTGTTACTAAAGCCCAGCTTCTTTTAGCGTAAGCTCCTACTGCGGTTGTAATAACAGCATAATCTCCTACATTAACTGTAGTTGTAAAGTTTTGACCTGCTTCAGTTAGTTTTCCTTCTGTAGCAGCACTTGTTGTACCTGAATCCACAGCAGCTGCATTTGTTGCTGTCGATCCCGGGTACATTTGTATAGGTACATTAATATATCTCTCCATCTTACTTAGGCTATTACTACTGCACTAACCGCTTTAGCTGGAACCCATGCAAATGCAACATCAGTCCAAGAAGTTTTTAAAGCTTCTTCCATAGCGTTTTGTACATCATCTCTCATTTCATTAACGAAAGCTTCTGCAGCGTGTTCAAGTTCAGCAGTGTTACCACTATTGTAAGTGATTGTTGTTTTCGTTGTAGATGTTTTTGTAACTGCAATCACATCAGAACAACTGATGAGCATGTTTGTTTCTCCCGTTACCGGAGTGTCTAAAAATTTGTCCATAATTAATAATTTTAATGGTTAATAAAGCGCAAAGATAAGTAAAAAAGAAATAAGAATTTTAGACCCAACCTCCTAATAGACCCCCAGAATTGCTGGTGTAAATTTCAACAGGATAAAATTGTTGTTGCTCCCCTCCTTTTATAGCCGCAACAATTGCTCGGTTAATAGTCTCCTTAAGACCTTCTTGTTCGCCTAACTGCACAGCTATAGCTAATACAGAAGAAGTTCCTTTGTAATGATAAGAAACAATAGACCCAGCGGTATTTGCTCCTATCAATCCTTTTAAAGGAATTAAAACAGGAACGGTAGCTGAAATATTAGGCTGGGTTATTTTAAGGTATATATTTTTTTGATTCATACTGCAAATATAGTAAAAAAAAACATCCCCTTAGGGATGCTTCTTTATCTTACTCTTCGTCTTTCTCAGACTTCTTTTTTTGAGGTTTTTTCTTATCGCCTTTTAACATACGATTTAAAAGCTTATAAGTTTCAACACCCTCATCCGTTTGCATATACGAAGCGACAATATCTTCAGCGTCTTCTCCGTATGGAATAGTTAGCATTTTAGTTTTGTTGGTAGGTAAATTAAAATACACGTCTCTATTTTTATTTCGTGTAGACAATAAGCCTGCTCCAAAAAACTTAGCCACATCATCATAAACCTGTAAAGAAGGATCGTTTAGCATATCAATAAATTCTCCAGGATTTTCTCGAGAGAATATCAACATGTCTCTTCTTAATTCAGATGTGCTTCTTTTATCTGCAGCCGCCCCAAACAGAACTCTCGATAAACTTTCTAAAGTAGTTAAATCTAAATCTTTAGCTAAAATTTGAGCGTCTAAAATAATTTCCTCATATTCTAATTCTTCAGCTGCATCTTTAGCTTTATTAATTTCCTCAAATACATGCCCGTTTTGTGGGTGGTAATATAAGAACTCTTGAAGAACTTGGTTTCCTCTATCAACATTTAAAAACCCATCTTCAAATACAATAGGTTCTAAAATAGCATTTCCATCTTGCTCGTCTTCAAAAGGGCTTTTTTGGTTTCGAGCATAACGTAAAGCTCGGTTTACACCTTTATCTTCATCAAAATAAAGTAATGGTGTTCTTTTATTGTTGTGGGAAGATAACATAAACGCTAATGGCGCTACGTTTCTTTTTAATCTATACTGTTTAGCAACAGCAGTTGTGTTTCTTTTTTTCATTTTATTATAATTTAATTAAAGTTAAAAAAAAGGGGAGGAGGTTAATCCTCCCCTAAATTAATGATACTTATTAGTCTCTAAATAAGAAGAAGTTGTTTGCACCTAAAGTACAACAAGCTCTTTCAGATAAGAAGTTAACTTGCATCTTGTCTATATCAGACGTTCTCGCTCCACCAGCAGAACCAGTGATCCAAGTTTTGTAACGTCTATCTTCAGTTTCAGAAGCTCTATATCTAACATGTAAGAATGGTCTCTTAGCGTTCTTACCTAAGATTTGGTCATAAACTGTAGTTGAACCAGCAGGAACTAAAAGCCCGTTGATTGCACCACCTGTTAAACCACCTCTCATAGTAGGATCGTTTAAGTATTTCCAGTCCGACTTATAGAAGTCATAACCTCTACGGAATCCTGTGAATCCTAAGTTAAGAGCCATATCTTCATCATTATCAAATAAACCATACGAAGTACCACCCGCTCCATAAGAGTTTTGTGCCGCTAACATATCGTCAATGTCAAATGAGAAATCTCTATTTACGAAAATAACATTTTCTTCAATAGCTCCTTGCTTATCTAATCTTTGGATTACTGAATCAAAACCTGCAAGAGCAACTGGGTTACCACCACTCCATACATTTCCTCGCGTGTTAACTACATGGAAAACTCCTTCAGAACCTTTGTTTCCTACTGGAGCTACAGCCGCTGCTGCACCAGAACCTGCTACTGCTGGAACTGCTTCAACCATTGCTGTTTCAAGATAGTCTTCAAAACGAAGTCTTGTTTCGTGCTCAGACTTTAAGTACCAAAGGTATCCTGTACCTCCGTTTTCTGTACTTATCTCTACCCATCCAATTTGTGCCATGTCAGAACCACTTACTTCATAAGTATCCTTAATGATGATTGGAGAGTTTTCGAATATAAAGTCTTGAGACTCTAATGAACCAACCATACCTGGCTGACCTTTAGCAAATTCAGACCCATAAACAAATACACTTACAGTTGAAGCTGCTGCATAAGCTGCTTGTGTTGCTTCGTAGTAAGCTACTGTTATAGAGAATGGAGCACCTGCTCCTGAATTAGCTGTTACAATCGCTTTATTACTTAAAGTTGAACCTGCTGTCTCATCAGATATCATAATAGTTTGACCTACTCTGATAGCTGCAAAACCATTAGCCGGAGCTGATGATGCTGGAGGAGAAGCTGGATTAACCTGTGCTGTAGGGATTGTAATAGTTTGTGTAGTTTCCGCACCTGTGTAGGTAGCTAACGTACACGCTGTATATTTAGTGTGCAACCTTCCTTGTTCAGCCCATTTTATAAGGTCTGAGTTTGAAGGCATTTCAGCGCCTACCATTCTTAAGAATGATGCTACTGTTCTGTTACCATAACGCTCAAATTCTTTTTCATAAGTATCAGGAAGATACTGATTCAAAAAATTAAAGTTAGTTAGGTAGTTTGAGGCTAAAGCGACTTGCTGCGCACTTGGTTGCAAATCAAAGCCTGGTGTTCCTAATACTGCCATAATTTCTAAATTTTTTTAATTATACTTTTTTTATACTTCTAATTTTGAGTCCTTTTCCACTGCTTGAGTCGCCTACCGATCTAATCTTTAAACCATCTTTACTGAAACTTTGTGGAGTTTTACGCATATCCATATTAATGTTTTTTGACTTCTTAGTAACATCATCTACAGCTGCGGTCATTCCTTGATTGTAACAAAATTCAGCAAACTTGTCTAAATTCATCGCTACAGACATAGCTTTATGATATCCTTGAGGGTCAGTCATTAGTCCGCTTTCTTTATCCATGAATTTACCCACGAAATTATTAACATCAGACTGTTTACTTTTTAACTCATCTCTATCACCCGGCTTGAAGGTAAAATTTTTGTCTCCGATATTGAACTCAAAACCTTTGAACTCATCGTTAAAAACCTCGTTGGTTTTATTTACAAAATAATCGTACCTTTTTTTCTGCGCTTCCTGTGCACTTTTCGATTCCTCTATATAACTTTTATAGCCTTCTATCTCTTTCTTCTCATCGGCTGACAATCCACCCCCGCTTGACCCAAGAGGAGCTTTATATTTGTCTCGCTGTTCAGTTAGAAACTTTTTAGCTTTAACAAGTTCTCTTTTTTTAGCTAACTGCTTTTTCTTAATATCTTTTGGTTCGTCCAAATCTTCATCGTAAGAAAATTTATCCTCAATGATATCTTGAATATCCTCACTATCTAAACCTTCTTCAGTGGTTTTATAGTAAGCTGTTAGCACTTTGTCTCCGTCCATTTCTTCGTAGTCTTTTTGTAATTCTACAAAGTCATTGATACCTCGACCTGTTTCTTTTTTATATTTAAAATATGCCGCTACATCTTCTGGTAAGTCTTCATTTGTTTCTTTCGCATCAAATAATTGATCTACCGATTCGATATCTTTATCATATCTTTTTTTAATATAAGAAAGAACTTCTGCATCATTTAACTCTGGTGCGGGAGTTTCTTCTTGTGCTTCTCCTTCCGATTGTACTTCTTTTTGTTCCGGAATGGTTTCGGCACTCGTAGAGCTTGTATCCACTCGCTCCACGTTAGGGTTACTTTCTGTATCTTGGAATTTTTCTTCATGTTCCTTAAGTAATTTTTCTTCTACTTCTACTTTGGATTTTTCAGCTCCCGATACGTCTTTTACTGTAAATTTATTCTCTTCCATTTTATTTAATTTAATTTTTACAAAGTTAATACTAATTTTATTATATTTTTAAGCCAATTATCTTGGATTAAATTCAGCTAAGTCAAATCCATCTAAACTGTCTTCGTTAGATTCAAAGTTCATAGCTGGTAAGTTTCTTTTACGTTGTTCAATCATTTTAGACTGCTGAGTATTACCTTCAGCAATTCTTTGAGATTTACCTTTTTCTTTTCTTTCTTCTCGCATATCTATCTGTTGTTGCTCTTGACCTCTAAGCTGCATATTGTAATTAAATTCAGCATCCATTAATCTACGTTTTAACTGAGCTTCATTATTTTGCTTTTCAATCTCAAAAGCAATCTCTGCTTGTTTAATTTGTATTTTAGCTTGTATCTCGGCTTGAGTTTGTTGCATTTTAGCTTGAGCCGCTTGTTGTTGCAACTGTTGTTGTTGCTGACCTTGCATAGCTTGTTTTTGTTGCTCTTGCGCTTGTTTCTCGGCAGCACTTTGTTTTCTTTTAACTTTCAGAAGTTGATTAGCTAATTTTAAATTATTAATAGTTCTAATATCAATAGCATCCTCTAAATCAATTCCTTGTTGTTGAAGAGCCATCTGAATGTTAGCTTCGAGTTGTTGTTTCTCCTCTTCATCCGGAGACATTTCTATAAATATACCAAAGTCATATAGGTATAAATTTTTAATCTCCTCCAGTATTCCCATATTATATTTACCTATCTGCATAGCAAACTCGTCTTTAAAATCCGCATACTCTAAAATATCTGCAGTTCTTATAGATAAACATTCCGCTAATGTTTTAGTTATATATAAACTTGCATTTAATATATGTCGAGTAGCTACATTAGAATTTAAAGCAGCTAACTTTTGAATCCCCACTAAAGAATTAGGGTCCGGAGTAGAGGCATCTCGAGCTTCATTTAATCCTGTTACCTGCCTTAACATCCCTAAGTAATGATTATAATTACCTACCAACATCTGCATTTTACTTTGCCCACTACTTGATGTTAATTGACTAATAGGCTGTCTGGCATTATTAAATTCTCCATCCTGAGTATAACTTCTTCCTACTACACTACCAGTCTGGAAATATAACCTCAACGCATCCTCTGGATTATATGCAGCTCCAGTTCCTAAATCAACTTCGCTTAATCCGTCCGCGTCAATAAATACCCCATCTGGAACAACTTTAGAAACAACTTGTTGTATTTTTAAATGAGTTAATTGTATAAGGTCCGCAAAAGGAATCATTCTTCTTACTAAAGATTCTAACGTTCCTTTATATAACTTAGGAGCACAGGCTACATAATTAGGCATTGCAAATTGGTTGGCAGAATTAGGCCTCACCATATTCTCCATCATTTTCCATTCTAAAATAATATTCGTACCCATAACCATTACTCCTTCATACCATACATCAATCTTTTTTTCTACTCTTTCAAACTTACCTTCTTCCATCATCTCTGGAGGAGGGTTAAACTGGTCGTCTTTTTGCACTGTCTTAAACGTACCTTCCGCCACTTGTTTTTTCTTATACACAAAAGTGTTAGTAGTTTTGTAATTAAAGTAGAGTAATGTACATGTGTCTCGAGCAAACATACTGTTCTCGTACATAGCCGCTACATTATAATAATCATACCAAGCTTGACTATACTTAGAAATTTCCTCCATCTCTTCGTTAGTAATCTCAGGATCTATTTTTACCAACTCCCCGATAGGAACTGTTTTTATTTCTCCCCAATAAAAAGTATCTTTAAAGTATGGGTCCTCAGTATAGCTATAAACAACATTGGCTGGGTCTACATATTCTACTCTTATACCATCACCTTTCTGGAACATGTGTTTAGTAATACCTATTCCTAAAGTAGTTATATCATAATCCACACGTTTACGAGTGTCGTTATAATGGTTTTCCTCCATCATAGTATTAATAGCAATCTCATTAGCAATCTCAATTCCAGGCTTGTAGTTTAACTGCATATATAACTCCATCTCAGCGTCAGACTCTGGTAAATTTTTAGGGTCCTGAGAAAACATAGGAACCTGAAAGTCTTTTTCTATTTGTAAAAATAAATCTTTCGCTACCACATTCTTTTCTACCTCTCGCTGAAACTCGTTTCTTTTTTCTGCCGACATAGCATCCATAGCTACACAGTTTACATCAAACATTCTGTCAGCCATTCCATTTACAACTATATCTACAAATTTAGGGATGATAGGAACAGGAGTCCAGTCTAAATTTAAATAAGACAAGTCCCCATCTATTGATAACTCATCTTTATATTTAGCAACAGATTGTTCTCCTCTCGCATATAAACGTAGTCTATGAAATTCTGCCCACTGATTATAGAACCTACAATTATATCCGTCTTTCCTGAACCATTCGTATTGTATAGCTTGTCCTACTTGCAGTCCAAACTCTTCTGTCTTCTTTTCGCTGTCTGAAACAAATTGGTCGGGAAAAGCAGCAGCATTGATATCTATTTTTACATTTTTCATCGGATTATTCGGCTTTGGGTATTGGTATTGTTATATCTTGCAAAGTTAACACTTATTTTTGATTTTTGTTTAGACGGTGTGTATAAGTGCTTCTGATTAGCCATAATAGCTAATCCAGAACTAATAGCCGCATCAAACTTGGTTCTATTACTAATATCAAACTTAGCCCAGTCTTCCAATGTGCGACCAAAGTGCATTACACCCATGTCCCCTTGATCTCTATAATCTCCAGTAAAATCAATTCCTACATATTTTTCTATATAAGATTCAATTGCTGAGGCATGAGATTGTTTTACGTCTTCCGAGGTGTTTGGGATACCTCCTAACTCCCGTTCTGTTTTAGATAATTTATTATAAGTTTTATCGGGGCGGTTTAAAGAAAAACCTCTATACCCTCTGTTTTTAAAATGATACAAAAGACGAGGTTTATTGTTCTCGCATAAAATAGGCATCCCATAAAATATACATGCCATTAACACTTCTTCAAAAAATATCTCCGCGGTTTGTGGTCGAGCTATGTATTCTAAGAAAAACTCATTACTTGGAGCTTCATCCATATTAAATTTAGTCAATCCGTGTAAAGCTCCGTTAGACCCCTTTCCTACCACTACTCCCGATATATCATAAGAGTCACATCCAAATGAACCTAAGTGTTCATTTCCTGGTTTTTTTATTCCCCTTTCTGTAATTATATTATTCTGTAATTCTTTTTTAGGAGTCCAGCTAACTAAAAATCTTCCTTTTCGATTAGGAGACCACATTACTTTAGAATCTTTAATTCCATCTGCCCAATAAAAAGAACCTCGAGTAGTATGATGGTCCATAATTAAAGAGTCATTATAATCTATCTGTTGATAAATTTTAGTTAAATTAAACAACGATTGTTTACTCTCATCCCTAAAAGCGTGAGACTCAGTTCGAGGAAACTGTCTATAAAATTCATTTAAAGCATCTGGGTCTTGAGATAAAGAGTCTACTTCATTTTCCCAATAATCTACAGCCCCTACTACAATATCCTCTCCGTCAATTCCTATTACTGGAGATGGTGGAGTATTTAACACGGGCATCCCATACCTATCAATATAACCTTCAAAATTCCATTCCATAGGAACAAACAAGCAGTATAATCCGCTTTTAGTTTGACCATTAGCATTTCGATTAGAAGGAAAAGAATCTTCGTATAACTTTTTAAAATTAGAACCCCCTTTATCTAACGCATTAGAAGTAGACCCCATCATACATTTACCAATAATCTTACTACCTAATCTTAAACAAGTTTTAGTTACCCTCCAGTTATTTAATATGTTATCTGGTTTTTCCCACTTACCACTCTCATCATGCAAAAGTAGTTGTAGTTTTTCTCCGTCATAACTATTATCTCCTGTATTCTTCCAGTCAATAGTTGTATCTAACCCCTCTAATTCCTCGTCAGATATTTTATGCATATTTTTTTTAGTAATCTTAGAAGCTGGAACTCTATACGCTAATTCTGTTTTAGGTTTATCCATACCATCTTGAATAGGTTTGAAAAAGAATGGGTAGTTATTAGAAATAGGGACCACTTTGTCGGTAAACATTTTCTTAGCGTCCGATCCGGTTTTTGATAAAATACCTATACGCGAATCTTTAGTTATAGTAGCTTGATTTACGCCCTCGCAAGAACTCATAAAAGAAAACCCAGAACGTCTAATTTTTAAATAGCACATTCCAAAACTTCGTTTATCCGCCTTGCAAGCCTCCCAAAAAATATAGAATATTCTATTAGCTTCTCTAAAATCTGGATTTCCTACATCAATTTTAGTCCACTGCAAATACATATAATGAGTACCTGTAATATAAGTAGGAACTCCTTTATTCATAAACCAATACCCTTGCTCTCTTCTATCAAACTCTTCTTCTATATATTCTACCCATTGAGATTTAAATATATCAGGAGTTTCGTGCCATTGAAAAATAGATTTAATCCTACTAAGCTCTTTAGCAATAGGAGCCGCCTCCCAATATTGCTCTTCTTTATCTGCGTGTCTTTTATATATATCTTTAGGTGGTTTAGGTAAAGCTATCCTTAATCCATTAATATCTATAACCTTATCTATCTGTCCTGTTTTAGAAATAACAACAACATCGTATTTAGCATTATACCCATAAAGCCAGCTTCTTCCTCTATTTTTATTAGATATAACAGACTTGGATATAACTCCTTTTAATTCTGTATATAAGTTATTTTGAATTTCTTTCCGCAAATCCTTTTACTGTATTAGTTTTATTTTTTACTATACCTCCCTCCAGCATAGTTTTTTCTTCTTCAATACGTTTTAGTATTTCAAACGCATCCATAATACAAAGCTTTTTAGTGGCCGCTGCATTTTTAAGTCTGTCAGCCGCTAAAGGATCTTCCGCTTCATATTTAATAATATCCTCTTTAGCTACCTTAATTAATTGCTTAACCGCTTTTTCGCCAGCCTGTATGATGCTTAATTTAATTTCCTTTATGTCCATCTTCTTCTTTAAATTTTTCCTGTAATTTTCCTAAAGCCTTTTCGTGACCTGGCATTTCTTTTAAAATTTGCAGCGCTCCTAACACCATATCTCTGGTTTGTTTTTCTTCAAGAATTAACTTTTGAAGATTAGAGGTTAACGCTTCTACTTTTGCTTTTAAAATTCCAATGTTTTTTTGTACTCCCATGATTTAATTTTTTTTAAATTTATATATACTATATTTTAAAGTTAACTCTCTGCCTTCTTTTATCTTACGAAGAGTCTTTAATTTTTTATAATTATAATCTCCTTCGTCTTCTATTAGCTCACAATTAGGGTTTTCGCTATGATTTATAAATCCTCCTAACGGAGTCCGAATAAAATCATGCTGAAACTCTGGATCGTAAATATGAGTAATACCAATAATAATATCTTTCGGAACATCCTCGGTTGCAAAAATACCAGCCCCGTGTATTGGCGAGGGGCCGATAGAAAGATATTCAGGCAACGGTTTATAGTTTTCTTCACTTTTCATTTTTTTTATATTTATAAAATATTACAAAAACATTTCTCCCCTCCTTCCATGATTGGTTTGGATATTTACTATGAAAGTAATTTGCAGGATAAGATATAAGCCTATTTTCCTCATATCCAGCTACCGAAACTAATCTCCATTTTTCTAATTCATTTGCATCAACCCTTATCATTTCATTATATTCTTTATCCTCGACATGTTCAGGTAAAAACTGTCCGTAGATTATATGCTCCCAAAATGCTGTTCCGTGCAACTCTTCTTTCTCCCGAGGGGACATATATAAGACTGCCGCTCTATCTGGCTGCTCTCCTTTTATTTTTAAATCTGAATGTATCCTCCAATCCGTATCCTCACTATCTGTAGATGTTCTAAAAAAACTTAATATATTTTCTACAGGCCTACCCTCTACCAATCCTAACTTATTTGTCATATAGTTAGTAAAAGTCTCGGGCGATGATTGAGTATAAAAATCTTTTTCCCCTACTGTATGTTTTAAAAATTCTCCCTTTTTTAAATAATTAGTTGCTAAGTCAAATAAATCTTTATCCACGAAATTATCTATAATTCGTATCATATTATCATTGTTATATTTTTAGTAAACATGCGGTATAGTTTTTCTCCTTCTACCTTAAACTCATATTCGCTGTCTGGAGCAAAAGAAATTTTATCTCCTTCTTTTACTCCTAATTTAATTAATTCATTATTGATATATTTTACTTCTCCCATTAAAGGCTCCTCATTACCTCCTTTATACATAAATGAATCTTGAAGTGTTAGAGGTTTTATAAAACAATATTTTCCGTGAGCCTTCCATTTATTATTATTTTTATATAAGAAAAACTGATCGTTTTCTACTAAGAAGTGGTCGTCTTTTAAATAACTTCTTCCGCTTTTTTGACGACCGTACATGTCATAGTAAAATTTAAAAACATTATGATGAACCAATAGAGTGTCTCCTTTTTGTATTTCGCCTTGATAACCAATAGGTGTAGAAATAACGGTAGCTAAACGATTAGCGGAAGTATGGTCTTCTTGAGATACGCTGGTTATAAAGTCTACCTCCCCGATTTGAGTACTATTATCGTATCTTTTATTTTTTACAGGAGTGACTATAAAATTATATGGAGATCTCATTAAAAGTTTATATTGTATTCTAAGGATATAGGAAGGGTAACAAGGAACTCTTTCCACACATAAATTTCGTTATTTTTCTGTATCCAAATTTTATATGAACCTTCGAGCGCTTGTATTAAATGAATGGTATGACTACCTCCTAATACGTCTTGCCCAACAATATAATGCATAGCGCCTGACTTGTAGTCAGCGCCAATTGATATTTTTCTAATGTCCATTTCATTTAATTTAATTATTTTTTATTTCGTTCCACTTGTGTGCTCCGCTCTCAGTGAAACACTCCCCGCAACAGTTGGTGTTCCTAATCCACCTAACGTTCGCATAGTAAGAATTAAACCGTGGCCGGGCGCAAGTACATTACTACTAAGCGAGTCTGCACTACAACATGCTACTTCTGGTTCTGTTGGAGTAGGTGCTCCTCCAATTAACATCTCGCATGCTCCAATTAGATAGACAGGTGTTGCGGTGCTACAAGGGTCAAAGCCATATACAGCTAAACCATAAGTGTCGGCAACATCAGCTGTAATCTGAAAACTCAAAGAACAAAATGTTAAACCTGATATATCCGCATCACATCCGTTTATTTCCGCTAATCTATAAAACATACCCCCGTTTAATTCTCCTTGATTCCAATGAGCATGGTCTGGAGCGTTAGCGTTGTTGTATAGTAATTGATTTATATCCTTATTACCCACAGTAATATCAGCTAATGATGGGAAGGTCCAGTAGTCAGCGCCTGGAACTGTTTTAGTCATATAGAACCTTTGGTGTATGTTTTCCCATGATTTGCTACCACCTCCACCTGCTGGAACTGTCCAGTTTCCTGTACCATCTAAATATTTAGTAGCATCATTTCCTGAACCTCTTGGAACACATCCTTCATTCAAATCTCCTGTATATCTTGCTTGATTAATAGTTACTGATCCTGTTGCTGGAGAGACTGGGCTAATTAAAAGTGGCAATCCTGTTGAAGCGCTAATTGCCCCTACACTTAGGTCACTTACTCCTGCGGTAGCACTTGGTGTAACCCATGTTCCATCTCCTCTTAAGAATGTTGTAGCACTACCTCCTGTTGGTACATGTCCAACGTTAGTAGTTCCAGCATAAGCGTTAGACTGAATTATTACTGCTCCTGTTGTTGGAGCTATTGTTAATGGGGCTCCTGCTGAAGAACCTAATGATGAGTTTACGGACGTTACTCCACCTCCACCACCTCCAGCTACCCATTCTATTGCGGTTCCTAATGCATTTAATCCTAAAACTTGCCCAATGGCTCCAGTAGATCCTGTCGCATCTTCAATTTGAGTTGGAATCATAAGAGGAGCTGTAACGTTAGTACCTGCTCCTGATAAAATTATACTGGTGATAGCTGTATTTCCCGCTGTTAAAGTGTCTTGTAAATCACAACAAGCAGCATTAATCCATGTTAAACCTGTTCCTGTAGATGATAATATTTGTCCCGCTAATCCGACTGAGGATGTAGAATCTGTTATAGTCCCAGCATCTAATGTTCCTGAAATAGTTATATCGGCATTTGCTCCTGACGCTGAGTTTCCTGTATCTAAAACAGATTGTAAATCTTGTGTTCCTCCGCTGGCCGCAGCCCATAACACCCCTGTTCCTGTAGATGTTAATACCTGTCCTGCAGTCCCTACAGAAGTTCCGTCCCATAAACTTCCTAATAAAGATATTGCTGAGGTGGAACCTGTTACTCCAGTATTAGTATATTGATTATTTCCTGCCCAACTATTATTTCCTTCTGAATTAATAGAAACGTTAGGCTCGTATGTCCAGACACCGGTTCCTGATAAGGTAACATTTTGACTGGTAGACGTGTTTCCTGAAGCAATCGTGCTTTGTAATCCGCAACAAGAAGCTGGAGGTAATGAGCTTGACCATGCTACTCCCGTACCTGTGGATGTTAAAAATTGTCCCGGAGTTCCTACCGAACCAGCACCATCATTCAATAAAGCTGTTGAATTAAAATTTAACGTAGTGCTATTAATATTTACTTGTCCAGAAAATGCTGAAGTTCCGGTGTTAACTAAAGCAGCCGGACTTAATATCTCTAACTGACCTCCCGCATTTATAATTTGAAAGGTAGCTCCGTCCACTATAGCTTTTTGAACAGCTGTATTGTTTATAGTTAAAGTATCATTCCAACTACAACAAGAAGTAGCAGGAGAATTAATCCACTGAATACCTGTTCCTGTAGATGATAGTATCTGACCTGCCGCACCAACGGATCCTCCAGCGGTAATTGTAGTAGGATAAATTGTACCGACTACGGTTATACCTCCACCTGGTCCTACACCTGTGAGGGTCATGTTTTGAGTAGCGGTATTACCTGTGTCTAAAACAGATTGAAGTCCTTGAAGAGGACCACCGCCTGCAATTGCTCCAACTAAAAACGTAACCGTCTTATTATCGTCACTCGTGTCTGTTGCTATTAGTAAGTCGTCTGCGGATGGTGTAACCGTAGGATATGCGACTGTATTTTCAATTTTTGCCATTTCTATAAATTAAATCCTGAAAGTATTCTATATCTAAAAGTAATCCTTATTGACCCATTTCCGTTTGTTGGTCCATCACCAGCATCAAATGTAAAAACAATCGGTTCGTTTACCATACCAGTCATATCGTTTCCATATTGATTATCCCCTGTCTGAGCACGACTTCCATAAACAAGATTTGTTGTAAGCGGCCAAGGAAATCCTGATTGGTTTATATTGTTTTCGTCCATAGCATATATGTTACAAGTACTAATAGAACTGGCTGACCTTATCCACGCTTGATTAGTGCAATCAAAGTTGTCGGGAGGAACTGAGGTATTGGTTATTGTCTGAGCGACCAATTCTCCTATCTCAGGCATAACTATTACTCCTGCTCCTTGAGCTGGTATTAAAATAACCGGCATAGCTTCTGCGCCTAAAACCTCTGCAGCTGTTAAAGTTCTATCAAAATATTTCCAACCATAAAAAGCCCACAAGTCGCCAACTAAACAGGTTTTAGTTTCATTATTATCACTAACATCTGTTAGCACCACATAGTCGTTAGCTTGAGGCTTGACTAAGGGGTATGCGACTGTGTTTTCAATTTTTGCCATTTTACTCTTTTTCTTTCGGTTCCTCTTTTTCTTTTATTTCTCCTGTCTCTAAATTTATTACTGCATCTTTCCCGTACTTAGTCATTAAGTCTCTCTCTAAATGTGAGAACTCTGTTTTTAACTCTTCTACTCTTAAACAAATTCCGTGCTTTTGTAAAGCTAAATCTCCAAGATTAGTTTTAAGTTTGTTAAATTCCACATTTAAAGTCTGTAAAGATTGTAATTCTTTTTCTTCAATTTTTTTCATTTTAATTAAATTTTAGTGATGATTAATATTTCTACAAAGATAATAAAAGTTATGGAATGTATTTTACTTTCCTTGACCTCTATATTTCTTAAGATAATGCTTGCTGGATTTTAAAGAACTACTCTTAGATTTAGAGTGTACTCCTGGTCTTTTCTTCTGACGGTTTCCACGAAATATAAATGCAGGTGACTTAGCCATTACTTTTTAATTTTTTCAAACGACCTTCCTCCAAAATAAGCCCCAATAACAGTTATTAAAACAATCTCTAATAAAGATGTCCATTTTTCTTCTACTACAAAATTAATAGACCCCGCGTCTATAAATATCATTAACACTGTGCATACAACTAAAAATATAAGAACCAGAGGTCTCACATTTTTACTTAACCAGGAATCGCTGGTCATATCATGCCTCCATCTTTCTGTTACGTTTTTTTGAATTGCCTCTTCGGCTGAAATAAAAAGCTTTTCCATTTCCATTTCAAACTTAGCCTTTTCATCTTTAGTTTGAATAAATTGATCTGCAATTCCTGCTACTTTATCAGCAACATCTCCCGCAGCTCCTCCGAATATTTTTGTAAGCCAATTCATATTTTTTTTATTAATATTTACCCCTCCTATTAGATGGTGAACTTTTAGTTGAACCCCCTTTGCCTGCCCATAATTTTTTACACGACCAGTATCTTGCTGTTAGTTTTGATTTTGCTGTTCCACATTTATGTCTTGCTTTAAAAGACTTTCTTGCAGCAGTAGAATAGTTATGACCATAACCTTTAGCCCCAAAGTGAATTAACTTCTCTTTACCTCCCTCACACGCTTTAACCATCTTCTTCTTACCCGGTCGGTCAGAAGCTACAACTCGGTTACATTTCATTTTACTCTTCTCTGCCATTATGCGTATAGCCAAATTGCGTCAGGTTTACCAGGGTCATTGTCAACATGTATGAAGGATTTTGCAATCCCCAATCTGGTATATCCGACATTGATTAAAGCTCTAACTATTGTACTTCTTTTTACAGAATCCGTACACACAATATCTGCGGCACACCCTTTAAGATGTGAGCTGGTTTTAGAGGCTTGGTATCCTCTTTTTAATAAGTCTTTATTATAGTCCTGTGTACGAAATCCAGAAGATATTTTAAAAGGAACTCCTGCTTCTTCTCGAGCAAAATCTAAAAGCTCTAAAAAGTCATGATTCATATTTTCGCCCGAACCAGGAACATCTGGAGAGTCAAATTCTTTTAAGGTAAAATATTTATAACTCATTTCTTCTTTGCTTTAGCAAACTTATAAACCGTGAAGGCTATCGCTAAGCTTAAAGAAACAAATTGTAAAATTTCATTACATTGAGTAAGGGTTAATCCCAAGGCTCCCCCATTGGCTGCTACTACTTCGATGGTGTCTTTCACTTCTTTAGTCATTTTTTAAAGGATAAGTTGCGGTTTGTACCCACGTTATTTTTCCGTTCCCCGTTGCTGTTTGTGTCCAATTCATAATTGCAAATATAATAAATTTTATGGCTTCTTCTTTTTGAAGGATTTTACTGTATCCGAGATACCTGTACCTAAAGCAATAAGAGAATTACTTTTCTTTAATTTATTTATTCTGGCTTTAACAGGGTCATATACTTTACCAGGCTTTGGAGCGTTCTTACCAGGATTATATGTTTCCTTTTTCTTTTTCTCAATTACCACCGGCTTTACAACATTACCTCTATTTGCTGAATCTGATACAGAAGGCTGTGTATTATAATTTAATCCGTCACTCTTTCTTTTCTCATTCTTCTTTTTGGTACGATGTTTTTTTTCTGTTTTAGGCATAATTGTTTATTTTTATTCAACCCAACCGTTATCCGGGTTAGTAGTTAGTTCGTAAATTTCTGTCCAAGTGTAATGCGTCTCTCCTTCTGCAATCGGTGGAATATTATCATTAGGAAATGATATGATAAATAAAGTACTGTCGTTATTTTGTCTTACCGTAGCGGCTGAACCTTGTATAACAGTAGTATAATTAACGTCATTTATAAGCGATATGTCTAAGGTAGAATATAACATTATGGTACATCTGTTGTAATATCAGAACTTACTTGATTAACCATTGATAAATCTAAACTTCCTTTAGCGTCAACAATAGTAGCGTAAGAAGCTGTTCCATCCGGATCCCCCATTCTCCACCAGTGTTGTAGATTCCCCGAAGCAGCTACTGTATTTAAATCTACACCTGCGCCCCCATTATATATTTCTAAACACTCGGCATCAGTTAAATATTTATTCCAGACAGCAAACTCATCTATCCATCCTTCAAATCCATAAGACCCTGAATTTCTTCCTATATAGGTAGCTCCTGTTTCGTCAAAAGTAGTTGTAATAGTCTGGTTTTTATTATTAATAGTAGAACCGTCAAGTACATACCCTACATTTTGGGTTGTTCCTGCTGTGTCTGCTCTATATATAACGTGGTACCAAGTTCCTGCGCTGGCTCCCCAAGCAAATCCGTCAGACCATGGGCCTCCGAATTGTAGGTTCCCCGAAGAAGTTATGTACATTTGAGTCTGAAGAGTTCCTCCAGCTCCAAAACTAAAAAGTCTTTGATTTGCAAAAGTAACCATAGTATCAACTTTTATCCAAAAAGAAACACTCCAATTACCTGTACCCAGGGTTCCCAACAAAGGAGCTTTAATTGTGTTTTGAAGTCTTTGGTCAACCCCGTTAAATTTTACTGAATAAAGATTAGAAAATGGACGTGGTGTGTAGGGTGTGCTATTGTCTAACCATAGATTTGCATTTCCGTTTCCGTTAACAATTGCCATATTACCACATTGCTATAATATCCGTAGCTGTAGTATCCCCCACATATACTTGAATTACTTGAATAGGCATAAATGACCCATTCGCTATATTTTTATAAATCTGTGTTGTATTAGCAGGAGTATTAGCGGCATTTACATTTCCTCCTTGTTCTGCCATTTTTACATGTATATCTCCACCAGTACCTACAAACAAAGTACATCCTATTGTTGGTTTTTCGTATATAGTAATAAAATCTGAAACACCACCACCTACAGCTGCAGAAACAGTAATTTGAGTGTCGCTATCTACCGAAACTACATAATAACATTCTGAAGCTGTTCCATTATAAACAATCATACCTTGCTTTATATTCATTTCAGTGAACTTAGTGTTAGTTCCTGTTAAAACACTTGCTGCATTTGCCGCTACTTGAAACATGGTTACTCCATCTGTTGCTTCTACTGTAGTGCTAATTAAGTTAATTGCTGAAGTTGGATCAGGTATTCTTACCGTATTACTTGGTATAATTTTTAACGCTTCTCTTGATTGTAATTTTTGATATGCCATTTTTTTTCTTTTTATTTATTGTAAGGAAAAGCTCGGTTTAAAGCATCTCGTCTTTTTCCGCAACCACAATCCTTACCTGTTTTTTTTGCTACTGTGTCTACTACTTTTTTTATTCCCGTTGCCTGTGTAAATTTTTGTATAGTATCTCCAAAGCCTCGAGATTTTTTCATATTTGGAATATCTTCAATTTTAGTTCTGCGCATACTTATTTCTTACAAGTACAGAGCTTGTTAGGACAAGACTCTACATTAAACATTATTTTTGAAATTAACCAATTCCATTTACACTGGAATTTACACCACAGGTTAGAGATTGACTCTCCTAACCAAATTAATAATTTACCCATCTTTATTTATTTTTACACCCAAAGTTGTTAGCGTAGTTAGCCATTTTTACTACTTTTTCAGAATACTTGTCAGTCTTCTTCATTACAGCAGTAGCGGCACTACACGCATCTTTGAATCCGTTATTTTTAGCCCACTTAGTAAAAGCTCCCTGACGAGATTCTTTTATTTCTGGAAAGGCTCCTTTTTTAGTTCTTCCCTTAGTAGCCATAATTATTTTCTAATTGCTGATCCGATTTTTTTCTTCACATTATTAATACACTCATAAGACATATTGTGATCTCCACCATACGCATGACCGTAATCTTTTTTAGACATAGCTTTTGACTCGTCTCTTCTTGATTTCATAGATTGTGAATGTTTTCCTTTATGCTTTGCGCCTAAAGACTCATCTAATCTTGAATTGTAACCTTGCTTTTTCATAATTTATAATTTTTAATATTTTACAAAGATAGTAATATTTATTTATATCTGTTTAGTACGATTTATCCTTCTGCCAAGAACTATCCCATCTTTTGATACCCGTTAAAGCTTGAGAACGTTTTTTTCTTCCTGCTCTTTTTTTAGCTCTCCTAATGTCTTTATTCATTTTAGTTTTACCAGTAGCTCTATCCTCTCGCTTTTTCCCACGAGTATTTTCTCTTTCTATACGATTAGACGTTCTCTTCTTTCTTGTTTCGTTTTGTCTGGTCTCCCTGTCTTTTCTTTTAGCCTCTTTAGTTTTTAATCGAGATTTAGTTTTGGTTTCTTTATTCTTTATCTTATCTAACTTAGATTTTAATCTCGCCAGTTTTTTATCTCTCTTTTCCTTAGTAAGCTCAGTATTAGCCTGTACTTCTTTTATTTTTGCTTTAGTCTCTCGAGTACTCTCTATAGACTTAGTGCTGGCTTTCTGTCTTTTAGAAGCAAGGTCTCCTTGTTTTTTTATAGACCTTTTATCCGCATCAATATTTTTTTGCAGAGATTTCTTACGAATCTTCTCTTTCTTCTCTTTTTGCTTTTCCTTACTTCTTCTTACTTTGTCTTTAGCAGTGTGAGTAGATGCTTTTTGTTTCTGCTTTAATTTAGCCTCTTCAATCTTACGGTCTCTTCTTTCGTCCGCTTCTTTTCTTTTCTTAGCGTCAGCCTCTTTTTTAATAGTAGACTTAGATTTTACCGTACTCTTTTTAGAAACATTAGCTCTATGAAATGGTTTATGTGGCATAGTCTTTATGGTTTGTCAAAAATAGAAGGAGACATTGGATTGCTCAAATCTCTTTTTAAACGTTTTGTTACTTTCTTCATCATCTTCTTCACTCCTTCAGAATCTTTCTTTTTACGCGGTGGTCTTGGAGGAAGTCCTGGATTTATTTTTTTTGTAACCTTTTTCTTCTTAGTCCCGTCTGGACCAACGTTCTTTCTCTTTATGTCAAAATGCTTCTTAAGCCTCTTCTCAATATCCTTTTTCCTATCTTCAGTTTTTGGTTTTGTTGGTCTTTTTGGTTTTGTTGGTTTTTTTGTTTCTTTTTTCTTTCTTATTACCTTATTTAACCTTTCCATATCTTCTCTATACTTATTTCTTCTCTCCTTATCCTTACCTCTCTTTCTATCCTCTTGAGCTTTAGGATTGGCATTAATTTTTTTCTGGATTCTTTTCTTCTTTTTCTCCTGAATCTTTGTTCTTAACTTTCTTAAAGGCTTTATCTTGCCATCTGTATCTTTTAGCTTTTTAAGTCTTTCATTAGTCTTAGTTCTTTTCTTAACTAATTTGTTAAGCTTTTCTCTGTCTGTTTTTTTCTTTTTAGGATCTGGCATGATTTTATGATTTTATAATTTATCGTTATTATTTTAATACCTTTGTGACTGCAAAGATACAAATTTAATTTAATGTCAAATATAATAAGAAAGAACTACGATAGAGTTCAGCCCTCACACGATTACATGAAGTATTGGAGGGTGATAAGGTATTGGGCTAAAGCCAAATACAAAGTCGGAACTCCCGATATAGATATGCTATTTTTCCTTTATAGCGAACAAATATTTAACAAAACAAAGTTTAAAGACTTCGAAGAGTGTATGTCTTGGGACGAACCGAGGTTCTATAGACTACTTAAACAGGGATGGATTCATGTTTGGAGAAAAAGACAAGGTAAAGAAACAACGCTTTATGAGTTATCTTATAAAGGTAAACGTATGATTAACACTCTATATAAGAAATTAAATGGAGAAGAAATAGGGGAAAGCCCTCAAGCCAATCCTTTATTTAGACACGATGCCTCTTATATGGATAAGATTTATCGTAATATGATTATAGAAATGAATAACTTTATAAAACAACAACGACATCTCTCTCAGTAATAATCGTATATGGATTATCTTCAATAAGCATTTGATGTCCAGCCGCTCCGTCATAATAAACTATGTCTCCTTTCTTTATGACATTAACATCAGTTCCTTCTTTTATTACTTCTCCTTTTTTGTATCTAAAGTCAGACGCATCTTGAGCAGAAAGTAAAAGTCCTGATTCTGTTTTTAATTCTTCTTTTATCGATTTAATTATAATATACTTACCTATTGGTTTCATATCTTTTTATTTTAAATTTTAATACATTACATTTCGGGTACAAATACTGAAGAATCTTAAGTCTATGATTTCCTTGAACCACCCAATACTTTCCTTCTTTCTTAGTAACCTCTATTAATTCTTTTAATCCGTTATTATCTATATCGTGCAAAAGCCCAGTCCAATCATAACCTCTATCATTAGTTATTAACTGATGTATAGTGTAATTAGTAAAGTCTCCATTAATATCACAAAGTCTAATATACTCTGTAGTATACTGACTTTTATAATATTTTTTACTCATCCTTATTTATTCTCGCGTGAGTAATTATAGCGTTAGTAGTTAATATGGTAGTAGCTACACTAATAGCGTTAGACAATGCTTGAGTGGTTACTCTTGCTGGATCAATAACCCCCATATCAAACATATTTCCATACTCTCCTGTTACCACGTTATATCCTATATTCTTTTTTTGTTTAGTAGTAAGGCCTCCTTCTGGAAGATTAGGAATAAACCCTGGCTTATCATATATATCTTTTTTATCTAATCCTGCATTTTTTAGAATTTGACGTAAAGGAGCTTCTAAAGCTTCTTTTAATATTTTATGAGAAGTCTTTTTGCCATTATAAGTTTGAGCTATATTGTATAATAACAACCCTCCTCCTGGCACAATTCCTTCTTGAAGGGCACTGCGCACCGCGCATACCGAGTCATCGACTCGGTCAAATTTTTCTTTTTGTTCTATGTCAGATGTAGCACCTACATGTATACATCCTATCCCTCCAACTAAAGAAGCTATTCTTTCATTAATAAAATCCTTCTCATGTTTAGCTGTTAATCTTTCTTGTTGGTCTCTTAATTCTTCTACTCTATCAATAGTCTCATTAGTAATCTCTCCGTCTTTAATAATGATAGTAGAGTCTTTACCTACTATAATCTTATCTGCATGCCCTAAGTCTTCCATTCTAATTAGAGATAAATCATCTCCTGTTTTTTCAGAAAAGTATTTAGCTCCTACAGAAAATGCTATGTCTTGCATTAACTCGTGAGTTTTATATCCAAATGACGGAGGTTGTATATTACAAAACTTTAATCCATTTCTTTGAACATTGGCTGCCATTGTATTAATAACATTCTGTCCGCAATCTCCAATAATTAAAAGCTTGTCTCCCGCATTAATAATAGGTTTTAATATATTCTCAATTTGTAATATGTTACTAATCTCTGAATCACATATAAGAATCTTCACTCCTTCATATACACACTCGTCTTTTCTTTGGTCATTAATAAACATAGGAGAAGTCCATCCTCTATCTACTTTAATACCATTAGTTACTTCAGCAAAAGTCTTATCTGTTTGAGATCGCTCTACAGTTACTATCCCATCTTTACCAACTTCTTTATATGCTTTAGCTATAATCTCACCAATCTCTTTATCATTATTCGCAGAGATGGTTGCTATATCTTCTAACATATTCTCAGTAACCTCAACAGCCTCTGTCTTTATTTTATTATCTATTATCTCTCCTTGAACTCTGAGCTCTCTAATTATTTTAATTTTATTATCTCCTTCTTTTATATGTTTCTGACCAGCCTTCACTAAAGCTTCAGTTAATACAATAGCAGTAGTTGTTCCATCACCAGCGGTATTAGCTGTTTTTTCAGAAGCTTGTTTCATCATTCTAACCGCAAGGTTTTCGATTGGGTCAATAAGAGATATTGATTTAGCTACAGTTACTCCATCTTTAGTAACGGTTAATCCTTGAGTATGTTCTGTTGATTCTATCAATACAGTTTGCCCTTGAGGGCCAAGAGTTGATTTAACTGCATTAGATATTTTAGAGATTCCCGAGGTAAGCTTTGTTCTTGCGTCTTCATTAAACGCTAAGTCTTTTGGAATGTATCCAGAGTCTTTCATTGTGTTGTGATTTAATTAAATTTAATTTGTGCAAAGATATAAAAATAATAATTACAATTGTGACGGTATGTCGAAATAAATTTTCTATATTGTATATATATATAACTCTCCTATCTCTATATATATTTTTATATATTTTGTATTTCAAATCGACATATCGACATAAATAAATATAATAGATTGAAAATCAATAAGTTAGTTTGTGTCGTTTTTTTTTACAAAGTGGAATCTTGTGTCGATGTTTGACATAGATATAAAAAAAAGAGGCAGACTGAATGTCTTACCTCCTTTTCACAACAGAACAAATGGGATTCTTTTAGAACTCTAACTCTCTCCAGTTCTTTTTATCTTCAGCTAATTCTATACCTTCAGCTATTCTATTTATTTTTCTATCGTTTGTTACTGCTCTTTTGATACGCGCGGCTTTTGCTATACCGGTTTCTCCATCTCTTCTTTCGTTCATTAGTCTTCCGTCTTTAACATAAAGTCCGTCAACGTTGTCAGATCCAATAAAAGGGTTTGTCATTTTTTTCATAGTTCTAATTTTTTACAAAGATATAAAATTTTTTTAGATGTCTGGGGGTTGAGGGTTATTATAGGTGATACGATGGAAGTCCGGTATAGAAAAGTGATTTGTTTTTTGGGGGTGGGGGTGTTGTTTTCAAAATTTCCAGTCCGATTTTTTGGGGTTTTTCTGGTGGTGGTTGGTTGTGTGTGTGTGTGTCTGGTTGTGGTGGTGGTTGTGGTGGTGGTTGTTCCTCTGTCTGTCTGTCTGTCTGTCTGTTTCTCTGTCCGTCCGTCCTCCTTCCCTCGTTCCGTTCGAAGATCTTAAATAATATGTATATAAATACATTAAATTGTTAAACCTTCCCCCAATTAATCGACTAAATAAAACATTTAGACACTGAAAGAAAGGGAATAATACCCCCACGAACACACCGAAACACAAACAAAACACCAAGAAAACACAAATTTTTTTTCTCTCTAACTACCTGAACATCAACAACTTAAAAATTATTTTCACACTGGGACAAAAATAAAACAAAAATTGTTTGTTTATATTAAAATAAATATACTATCTTTGAACAATAATTAAACAAATAATAATAATAAATTAAAAAGTTTACAACTATGAAAAATTCAGTAAGACAAGAACTAACCGAACACATTAACGATTTCCAAAGAGATGAACAAAATCATTTTACAATGTTTAACGAGGACTATTATATAATAGGATATTACCAGTCTGAACAATGGTTAAAACTTCATAACATTGGAGAACTGGAAGGAGTTAATATATGTAATGAGTATGAGATGGAACATTTCGGAGAGATACAAACAACATTCGACAACACCGAAAAACTGGTAAATCATCTTGTTTACTGGTTCGGACAAGATCTTTGTAATGAGTTAAACATTCCATTTGATAGAGAATAAAAGTTAATCTGATGAGGACTAAATGTCCGAAACTGGAAGAAATTCCAGTCATTAACAAATAATTAAATAAATAAAAAAGTTATGAAAAAATGTATTTTTATAGGTAGTCTTGTTTTCTTCTCTTCTTGTGGGATAGGACACCTAACAACCGAACAACGAGGGGAGATAAACAAGATAGACAAACAAATGGATGAGTTATGGATTAATTACTCTTACTCAATCGATAGTTTGTATATTAAAAGGGATAGTATCATAGAGAACAACGGAAAATTCAAAGAATGTTGTATAAAAACCTCTAATGATGTGTATAAACATGAAGGACTAACAATAGAATAATTATGAACTTACCTAAAATATCAAACATAATCGGACACGGAGGAAACGAGGTAAAAAATCAGTTTATCATCCGAACTAAAGGAACAACAATTTTTCAGTCTTACGATAGTATTATTTGTATGATTAATCATAACACCGGAATAACTACACTGGACAAAAATTACTGGGACTACTCAACAACAACCGGAAAATATAGAAATATATTTTTAGGAGAGAGTAAACAAGATACGGAAAAGAAAATAAAATCAAAAGAGTATAAACTAAAAAACCTTAATTAAGATGAACTACCAAGAAAATGAAATATCGTATTGTGTAAACTATAAAGGACAAAAAATAAAACCTTATAGGAGTTTACCGACATTACCTAAACCGAGTTTAATTAGAAGAATAATAAACTTTTTTAAGTAATACTGATGAGTGTTTAATACACGAAACTGGTAGAAATACCAGTCTATTACAATAAAAAATATATAAAAATGAAGACAAAAGAAGATATTAAATCTGAAATGATGAGGGACTCTGACTTTAGACAAGAGTTAAAAAGTGTTTTACTTATAGACTCAAATGTAAAATCAGTTAGACAAAGAATGGAAACAACCCTATCAAATATACAATATCAAAAGGGAGTTATGATGTGGGATGATGAGGAGAAAATTGAACATTGTATTGAGATACTTAAAATACTGGAGTATGAAACAACACCAGTATATGAGGATCAATGTTGGGATTGTAGAGAGGATATACAATACACGGACTTACATCCCTTTTGTCCGGAATGTAATCAACACCAATAAAATTAAATAGATATGGAAAATAAAGAGTATAAATATATATATCTACCTAATGGAGATTATATAGTAATTAAATTTGATATAGAGGGAGTTGTTTATGATAGATTTAATAAAGATGATGAACATAAAGAATCTTATGGATATGATTTGTATGAGGAATTAAAATTAACTAAAATATAATAAAATGAAAGAGAAATTTTTATCAATGAGGATGGGAGAACATTTAGAAATGAAAAGGTTCGGACTATCAACAAAAGAAATAATAAGACTTAATACAAATGAATGGGAAGTAAATTGTTTTGTAGATGGATGGGAAACTTATTATATGAACATAAAAGAACTAATAAATTATTTTACTAACTAATTAAATATAAAAATTATGAAAATTGAAATTGAATTAAACGAGTTTACTAAATCAGTTGGAACATATATAGATCCTATGTTAAATATAGGATATATTCGTTCAGATGAAAGAACAAAAATACAAGTAGTGTATTTTAACGATATAGAGGAGATAACCGAGTTATATGATAGATATAAATATGATATACAAAACGACTGGGACACGGAAGAAACACCAACACTGGAAGAATTTTTACACTCTGAACACATTTACATTCTACTGGGTTGTTATAACGGAGAAGGACACGAGGTTCTATACTCTTAAATTAAATTAAATAAATAAAATTATGGAAAACTGGAAAACACAATATGATGAAGGACAATTTTTAATGGATGAAATTGACTTTTTTAAGAATGATAAACAAGAGTTTCTTGTTAGTATACTATGGGATGAAGATAGAGAGGTTGAAAGTGTAACGGATAAAGAAATTGAGGATCATTTTTATAGTGATTGTTATTTGTATGAAATACATAGAGAACAATTTTTGAATGATATGAACGAGGAGTTTATGGACTATATAGATGATGAGGTTTATGTTGAGGGTAAAAATATGGGATGGAGAAATAGGACTGGATATAAAGAGTTTACACTGGAGAGAGGAGAGGACATCTTCTATAAAATTATACCTGAATGTGATTTAACTTATTATATAGAAAAAGTAAAAGAAAAAGAATATCAAGTAAAAATATCTCACCACGACTCACCAATGGGAGAACATTATACAATTAAAATTAAATAAAATGAAAAGAATAGAGAAACTAAACAAATGGAGTAAATTATCCGACAAAGACAAGTCAGATAAAATTGTAAACGAAATGGACTGGACTGAAAAAGACACAAAAGAATGGAACGAATTTAAGAAAAATCTACCAAATTTAATAAGAGAAGGGTTGCTTTTTGGGTTCGGAATGAGTGTTTTTCTATTAATTTTAGGGTTCTTTTTATATCAATTTCTTCAAGTAATATACAAAATATAAAAAATAATTAAACAAAAACTTGACTTGTATTATTATTTTATTATACATTTGTCAAAAATTATTAATCTATTAAAATTAAAAAAATGGGAACAAGAAGTTTAACAAAGGTTATAGAAACCTACACGGACAAAGAAAACAAGAAACACAAAACAAACCTTATATGTATGTATAGACAATATGATGGTTATCCAAGTGGACACGGACAAGAGTTATCAGAATTTTTGTTCGGTAGACAAATTGTAAACGGATTTAGTTGTAGACACGAAAACGAAAAATATAACAACGGAATGGGATGTTTCGGAGCAGAATTAATATCCTACTTTAAGACTGGAATAGGAAACATATATGTCCAAGATCCAAATAGTGAAATGGATTATGAGGACTTTGAATATATAATAGAAGGAAATGATGAGGATGGGTTAAACATAAAAGTAAACAATTATGATGGAGTTGAAGTGTTTAATGGTAGTGTAGGTTCATTTAGAGATTTTTGTAATGAATAAAATAAAACCTATGAGAGTTAAGAAGGTTGGTAAAAATACCAACAAGAGTTATACCGAATGGATGAAATACATCCATAAGGAAGTAAGTAAAATAAATAAAAAGAAAATAAAATGAGTTTATACCATAAATTAAGATTAGATCCACCTTTACTAAAAATAGAGGGAAAACCGAGAGAAATTAAAATTGATGTAGTATCAGTTATGTGTGATAACAAGTATAGATGGAGTGTATATAAAAACGATAATGGGGATTACAAAATTTCTACATCCCCTCAAGCGTTCTCTAATTTTCAAACGAAATATAAGAAAGATGATATTGAGTGGGAAATGGATGGAGGAGACTGGGAGGAAGTATGGGAGATGATTAATAGTGGAACAATTAAAATAGAAAAAATAAAATATAGATAATATGAAAAATTATAGTAAAGAAAAAGTAGAGAAATACTGGACTGAATTAATATCAGAACATTTAGTTGGTAAAACAATAACAAAAGTAGAATATATTGGGGATGAAGAAATGGAAAAAAATATGTGGTATAAAAAACCCATAGCCATTCAGTTAGATAATAAAGATTGGTTAGTGCCTATGATGGATGATGAAGGGAATGATGGGGGAGCAATATCAACCTCATTCAAAGAACTACAAACAATACCAGTAATATGAAAAAAGATACTAACTTTTATATAGAGTGTTTGAAAAGAGAATTAAGAAAGCCATTAAATAAACAAGATTTTATGTATATGAGATGGTTAGATGAAATGATAAACGATAAATCAAATAAATAAATAACTAAACTTAAATTAAATTATGCCAAACTGGGTTTATAGTGGGATAACAATATCTACCCCACTTACAAAAAAACAAGAAAAGATATTACAAAAAATAGAAAAGACTGGATCAATATGTGAGTATTATGTTCCAAGAAACAAAGAGATTTTAGAGACAAGAAGTCCAGCCAGTATTGTTTCTCAAAAAGAATATGATGAGATACAAATTAAAAACAAAAAGAAAGTAGAAAATCATAAGGAGGGAGAACACTTACATTTAGATCGTTCAATTACACAAAAGACAAGTGATAACCTTATCAAAAAGTATGGAACAAATAATTGGTATGACTGGAGTAACGAAAACTGGGGAACAAAATGGGGAGATTGTGATTTAGAGATAGATGTTGAAGAGGGAGATATAAGATTTGAGAGTGCGTGGAGTCCTATTTCTAATAAAATAATGGATATGTTTATACAAGACTTTCCTACTATATATTATCATTTTGAAGAAGAACAAGGATGGGGAGCAGAATATGATTTTGAAGATGGAGAAATGACACGAAGTTTAGATTATGATTATCCTAATTGGGAGGATGGTGTAGAGTATAAGGATTGTTTTATAACAAAACTAATTGATGATCATCCACATTTTGAGGAGGGTGCCGGATATTATTTAGAGTGGGGACAAGAGTATTGTGGAAAAACATTAGAGGAAGCCAAAGAATATATTAATCAATTTTAAAAATAATTAATATGATACTTGATGATAAGATAGATAACTATATAAAATGGTATAGGGAAGAATGTAACGATCCTTATGGGGAGTTAAGATGGTTGATTGAATGTGTATTAGAGGATGAGAATAATAAAAAGTTTATGATGGAGATACTTAATGATACTGCCGAAATATATAGGTTACGAGACAAAATAGAAATAACAAAACATAAATAATATGAAATATAAATTAGAAACATATAAGTTTATAGACTATATGTTCCAAGATAAAGATGATTATCTTTACTGGGGAAAACGAGTAGCAGAAGAAGTGCAAGATGGAGAAGTAACTATTACCTTACAAGGATTGTTAGATGGTTGTGGAGAAATACCTATATGGTATTTTGATGTAGAGGATGAGAATGAACACCCTGAATATATAGACTCTTCAAATATAAAACTAATATGAGTGAGAGAGAAGATATATTAGAGTGGTATGATAATTTTGTAGACTATATTGAAGAAATGGATATAAACTTATATAACGAAGCGTGTGAACATGCCGATAAAAAAGAAGAAGATGAACTACGATAACTGGAAATTAGCAACACCCGATTATACCGAGATGGTTAGTAGATGTTGTGGAGGAGAATATGAGGAAGTGTATAGCGAGATGTATGATGAGGATAAATTATTATGTAGTGAATGTAATGAGTATTGTGAGTCAATAGAGGATTATGAATATAAAGAAATACAAAGAGAAAATTATTTAGAAGATATGAGAGATGAATAAATAAAGAATAAAGGTAGGAGAACAGAGGTGATAGCTGAAATACGTGGAATGAAAAGATCCTAATGTAGCCATCCTTGAGTGCACTCTTAACGAACTACTACCTTTATTTTTTAATAATTAAATATCAATAGGTGTTGAATGATGTAAGTCCCGATATGGCAGAAACAACTTAATAGGAATGAAAACATTTGCGTTATCAATAACCTGCCTTATGATATTTTTAATAAAATAAAAAAATGAAAGAAATACAAGAGTTAATACTAAAAGAAAAACAAAAGGATAGTCCTAATAAAGAATATATCCAGTTTTTACAACAACTATCGGATCAGAAAGAGTTAAGTGAAAATTTAGTTAATGAAGTTAAGCAAAGAAACTTTTTAGAAAAACAATATAAACAAAACACTATTGAGCTTGATGATTACTTTAAGTATAGTGGAGAAGTGGAGCAATACAAAAATATAGTAGATCGTTTAGTTTGGAAAAACAATATGGTAGACCGGCTAAAAGAATATATGAAAGATAAAAAATTAAATAAATAACTAATTAAAATTAAAAAAATGAGTGAATACAAAGAACAACAACCGATTAAAACAATAGAACTTGAAACATGTTGGTATGAAATGGATGATGGAACAATATATTATGATACCGATACAATTAGAGAGGAGTTTGAACGGATAATAGAATGTCTTGAGAGTGGAGAGGCAGTAGAAAAATCTGCAATTGATATGATTTTTGGGAATTAATAACAATTAAAAATAAAAAGAAATATGAAAACATCAGACTTAATTAAAGAAGTAGGAAGAGAAGTAGTTATGTTGCTACTTGAAAAAAATAAAGCATACGGAGATACTGCAAATAAACCTCCTAAAATTTTTTCTAAATTATCAGCAAAAGAAGGGATACTGGCGAGAATAGATGATAAGTTAAGTAGAATAAAACAAGTAGGTATAAACGATAAGACTGAAGATACCTTATTAGACTTAATTGGATACTTAATTTTATATAGAGTTCAGTGTAAAAAGGAAGAGAAATAAAAAAAAGTTAAACATTATTTGGTAAAGTATTGAAAAAGAATTATCTTTACCGACAATTAAATCTAATTAAATTAAACTTTATATGAAGAAACGTATTTTTGATCTTTACGCAACGGAAATAGCCAAGCAATTCCATCTGACACTCGATCAGATGTTTACTAAAACAAAGAAAAGAGAGATAGTAGATGCAAGACAAATCTTGTATTACTTATGTATGGAGCGTCCTATTAGAATATCTTATATTCAAAGGTTTATGGAAGAAAACGGACATCATATTTCTCACTCTACTATTATACACGGATATAAAAAAGCAAAACAACTTATTGATGATGATAAGGATTTTGAAGAAGTAGTTAATAAAATTCAGAATGTATAGTATAGAAGATGTGTTTGAACAATCTCAAAAAGATCATCACGCAATTATCACGGACAAAGGAGCAATCAACAATGGAGTAAAAATACAAAAGTTCCCCTCCAAAACCGAGATCTTAAATTGTGGGAGGAGTGGAGATTATTTTCAAGAGTGTAATAAAGAAGAGTATAAAATTTTTTTTAAGTATGGATGGAAGGAAGGAGGGTTAAGACTATCAATGTTGAATTGCAAAAGAAAGTTAGACATTGTGGAGCATAAAATAAAGGCTGAAGTAAATACAAGAAAGAATGATAAACATATACAAAGATTAAAAAATACAAGAGAGTCTTTATTAATAAAATATTCAAATAGAAATCAACAATTAAATAAATTAACAAATGGAAAAAAAGAAAAACATTTTTAAGGAATTATCATCCATATCTATAAAAGGTAAAACCGATAAGAAAGGAAAGTTTGATTATTTATCATGGGCTTCAGCGTGGAGTATGATTAAATCAGAACACCCTGAAGCACAAAGAAAAGTATATGAGTCTCAAGAAACTGGACTTAACTTTTTTACTGATGGTAAAACTGCTTATGTAAAAGTAGGTATAACTATAAATAATTTAGAGCATATAGATTATTTACCAGTAATGGATTACCGAAACAACTCAATATCTATGGATAAGATTAATTCTATGGATGTTAATACAGCCATTCAACGATCTACTGCCAAGGCAATTGCGATGCACGGATTAGGATTAAGTTTATGGATAGGAGAAGATACTATAATAACAACTAAACCGGTTTCAACTCCATCCAGTAAAACTCCTACACCAACAAAAGATGCTAAAATAACTTTAGATATAGGAGATAACAACTGGGGTAAGGTATTAAAATATATAGCTTCTAATAAAGAATTAGGATTACCTAAAATAGTAAAGAATTTAGAGACTAAATATAATATAAAGGCGGTAGTAAAAAAAGAACTCTCAAAACAAATTAAATAATGGAAAAAATACCGGGGATAAAAGCTTTAATTAAAGATAAATTAGATAAACTTAACTGGGTTCAATGGGATGGATCAGGGATTACCAGTGAAGAGGGTTTTGTAGTTTGGGTAGACTATATGGAAAATATAGGGGTAGATAAAGATACTAATCAACTCTTAATTAATATAAAGTATAAAGGTCAGCCAGTATACACAACCGCAACTACTGATAAAGATACTATGGATTATTTTGGTGTATGGTATATGCAGTTAGGAGATATAATAAACGAGAGAAATGAAAAGAGAGATAAGGAGGCGGAGGAAGAGGGTAAAATAAAATTTGAAAAACTATAATATGGATAAAGACTTACAATTATTAAAAGAGGATGAACATTATTACGGAAAGTTTGGAAAACAATTTTTATCTAATTCCGATATAATCACTTTACTAAACGATCCTAAAAGTTTTGGAACTGAAAAGGTTATGACAAAGGCTATGTTGATTGGAAGATATTTTCATACAGCAATGTTGGAGCCGGAGAAAATTGATAGTGTAGAATATTGGACTATTGATGCTTCCAGTAGAAATACTAAAAAATACAAAGAAGAACTACTCCATTACAAAAGGCCTTTAATGATGTTGTCTAAAGAAAAGATTGAGATTGATAAAGCTATCAGTACTATGAAAAACAATTTGGAATTTTATGAGTCAATATATGATGAAGAAAATGAGTTCGAAGTTCCTGCAATACACGAGGTAATGGGAATGAAATGGAAGGGAAAGGCGGATATAGTGGGAAAAGATTTTTTAATTGATCTAAAAACTACATCTAACATAAAAGACTTTAAGTATAGTGCGAGAAAATATAACTATGATAGTCAAGCGTATTTATACCAACAATTCTTTAATAGACCTCTTGTTTTTTATGTGGTAGACAAACTAACGTTTGAGTTAGGGATATATCATCCCTCTGAAACTTTTTTAAGTTATGGAAAAGATAAAGTTGAACGAGCAATAGAAGTATATAAAAAATTTTTTAGCAATGAATCTACGGAAGATATTGAAACTTATATTATTAAAGAAATACTTTAATAAAAAAAATGATGAAGTGTGGTTGAAAGTTCCGACCAATTACACTTCACAAGCTGATCGTGATAAAGTCATGGAAGCTACAATGGACAAGTTGGAGCAAATAATTTATAAAAATTTTTAATTATGGCAGAAGAAAAAATCTATGTCGGAAGTGGAACTTCCAAGTTTGATGGGAACTTAATCTCATGTAGTGTTTGTTTAACTGATTTACCTCAAGAACACATGTTCGAGTATAATGGTAAAAAGTATATCAAACTAAATGTATCAGCTAAAAAAGATGGGGCTGATGAGTATGGTAAAACTCATTATTTAGCTGTAGATACTTATAAGCCTGAACCGAAAAAAGAGCCGGTTGCAACAAAAGAAGAGGAAGACTTACCATTTTAATCTTTACTCCTTGACAAAGGATAGGGGGCTTTAGACTGGGCAGTAACGAAGAACAGGTATCCCCCTATTTTTTTGTCTTTTTTGTGTCGATATGTCGAAATAGGTAGGCAATTATATAGTAATTATGTTTTTTTATTTTATTTATATAGTTTATTTTATTTATTTTTTACTTATTATTGACATATCAACATAAGAAATATATAAAGTAGTAGTAGTCAATAAGTTAAATAAAAATAAGTCGACATAAAATCGACACAATACCAACACTTAACAAATGGAAATAACAATATTTAAGGATATTAAGGACACTTCTCAGCCTTTTTATAGAGATGTAAGTATAATAATAGAAAGAATACAAGAGGGAGCATCACAAGAGATAGTAAGAGCAATACGATTAGAAAAAGATAAAGAAAAAAGAAATCTATTAAAGCAGTCATTACCGGCTATTTGTTTTAGTGGTAAATTTACAAAAAGAAATGATGCTTCTTTAGTAGAACATAGTGGGATAATATGTTTAGACTTTGATGGCTATGAGTCAGACAAACTTTTACTGGAAGAGAAGGAGAGAATAACAAAAGATCGCTATACTTATTCGGTTTTTATTTCTCCAAGTGGGTTAGGATTAAAAGTGTTAGTCAAGATACCTGCCGAGCCTGATAATCATAAAAACTTTTTCAACTCTCTTGAAAAACATTACGACTCTCCTTACTTTGATAAGACTTGTAAAAATGTTTCAAGAGTTTGTTATGAGTCATACGATCCATTAGTGTTTCTTAATGAGCAGTCCAGTGTATTTAATCAAATTACTGAACAAGAATACCAAGAGGTAGTTAAACATAAAGGGGTTCAAACTATTCCTATTACGGATGAGAATAAAATAGTAGAAATATTATTTAAATGGTGGGAGAGAAAATATGGATTAAAAAATGGAGAAAGAAATAATAACGTATATATACTGGCTTCAGCCTTTAACGATTTTGGAGTAAATAAAACATTAGCTGAATACATAATGAATGATTTTGCTACTAATGATTTTCCTTTATTAGAGGTTAAAAGAACTATTAATTCTGCTTACGCACAATCTCAAAACTTCGGAACAAAATATTATGAAGATGAAGATAAGGTTAATAAGGTAAAACAACAACTTCGAAGAGGAATAACGAAGACTAAAATAAAACAAGAGTTAGAGGAGAATACTGATGTAGATGATTCAGTAGTGGTATCAGTTATTGAGAGATTAGAAGAAGAACAATCTCAACAAAAATTTTGGAGTAAGAGTGAGAAGGGAGTAATAAACATCGTCCACATTTCTTTTAAGAAATTTTTAGAAGAGAATGGATTTTACAAATTCAACCCTGAAGGAAGTAAAAACTATGTATTTGTAAAGGTTACTAATAACTTAATAGACCATACTTCAGAAAAAGAAATAAAGGATTTTGTTCTTACTTACCTTTTAGACGTGGAGGATATCAGTGTATATAATTATTTTGCAGAAAAAGTTAAATACTTTAGAGAGGAATTTTTAACCCTTCTTTCTTCTATTAATGTTTATTTTATAGCCGACAACAAAGACACAGCGTATTTGTATTATAATAACTGCGCGGTAAAAGTAACAAAAGAGGATGTAACTCCTATAGATTATTTAGATTTAGGAGGGTATGTATGGAAAGACCATGTTATAGATAGAGTCTTTGATATATGTGAGATTACCGATTGTAACTACAAAACATTTGTAGGAAATATTGCAGGAGGAACCGAAAAAAGAATAAGGTCTATGGAATCCACTATAGGTTTTTTACTTCACGGATGGAAGAACCTTTCTTATTGTCCGGCTACTATTCTTAATGATGAACTAATTTCAGACAACCCTGAAGGAGGAACTGGAAAGGGGTTGTTTATGACTGGATTAGGTCAAATGAAAAAACTTGTAGTGATTGATGGTAAATCTTTTAATTTTGAAAGATCATTTGCATATCAATTAGTTTCAGCCGACACGCAGATACTTTGTTTTGATGATGTAAAAAAACACTTTGATTTTGAAAGATTGTTTAGTGTAGTAACGGAAGGCCTCACTCTTGAAAAGAAAAATAAGGACGCTATTAAAATTCCCTTTCATAAATCTCCTAAGATTGCCATAACTACTAATTATGCTATTAAGGGATCCGGTAGTTCGTTCGAAAGAAGAAAGTGGGAATTAGAACTTACTCAATATTATACTAAAGAGTTTACACCTCTTGTAGAGTTTGGTAAATTAATGTTTGGAGAATGGGGAGACCACGATTGGTGCCAGTTTGACAACTATATGATAGGATGCCTCCAATTATATTTAGACAAAGGATTATTAAAAAGTGATTTTGTTAATCTTAAAACGCGTAAGTTCTCTGCAGAAACCTGTCACGAATTTGCAGAATGGTGTGGGGCTATAGGAGGACAAAAAACCGATAAGCTTGTCCGTAATAAAAAGATATATAAAAACGATTTATATTTAGATTTCATTGATGAGAATCCTGATTTTGCTCCTAAATCTAAAATGACAGTAAGTAGAAATAGATTCAACAAATGGCTTCAGTCTTATTCTGATTTTAAATACGACTGCAAGGCAACCGAAGGTCGCGATGGAGTAGGAAGATGGATAGAGTTTGTTCATAAATCTCATTACGATACACAAAGTGAGATGGGTCTATGATAAAATTTAGAGAGTATCAATCTAAAATAATAAAAGAAGGAACGTCTATTATAAACCAACACCGGTTTTTATATTTAGCTATGGAAGTTCGGACAGGAAAGACATTAACCAGCTTAGGTATATGTTCTAACTTAAAAGCTAACAATGTCTTGTTTATTACTAAGAAAAAAGCTATATCAAGTATTGAACAGGATTACATTGTCTTAGAACCAGATTATAATCTAACCGTAATAAATTACGAATCCTTACATAAAATTAAACAAACCGGATGGGATGTAGTGGTATGTGATGAGGCTCATGGAATGGGGGCTTTCCCTAAACCAAGTGGAAGAGCTAAAAAGGTATCAAGATTAATATTTAGATCTAATCCTTATGTAATACTCTTAAGCGGAACTCCAACTCCCGAGTCTTACTCTCAAATGTTCCATCAAGTTTCTTTTATTCCAAACAATCCCTTTATAGAGTTTAGGAACTTCTACTCGTTTGCCAGTAGATATGTGGGTGTTGTTAGAAAAAAGATAGGAGGAATGTATATTAATGATTATTCTAAAGGCAGTAAGGAAATTTTAGATAAAATGAAACCTTACACTATTAGATTTAGTCAAAAAGACGCAGGATTTAAAGTTGAAACCAATGAACATATATTAGAGGTAGATATCAAACCCTCTACGATTGACCTTATAAAGAAACTTAAAAAAGATTTAGTTGTGGAGGGTGAGAGTGAGGTGATTTTAGCCGATACTTCCGTTAAATTAATGACTAAGGTTCATCAGTTATGTAGCGGAACTATTAAGTTTGAAAGCGGTAACTCTATGGTGCTTGACTTAAGTAAAGCTAAGTTTATAAAGAAACAATTTAAAGGAAAAAAGATAGGTATTTTTTATAAGTTTAAAGAAGAACTTAATGCTTTAAAGGAAGTTTTTAAAGAAGATCTTTGTATTACTTTAGATGAGTTTGATAATACCGATAAACATATTGCCCTTCAAATAGTTAGTGGAAGAGAAGGTATATCTTTACGCAAGGCAAATTGTTTAGTATATTACAATATTGATTTTAGTGCCACCTCTTACTGGCAAAGTAGAGACCGGATGACAACTAAAGATCGGCTAAAGAATGAAGTGTACTGGATATTCAGTAAAAACGGAATCGAAAAAGATATTTACAAGGCGGTTGTTAAGAAGAAAGATTATACCCTAAATCATTTCAAGAGAGATTTTGTAAATTTGTAGCAGTGAAAAGGTTTATTATATTTACGTTGATATGGATTAGCCAGAATTTAGCTATCCCTTTTTGGGTTGTAGGACACATTCATTTATCTATCCATAGTTTCCATGACGCAGTAGAAATACTTTCCTCAATAGGGATGAATATAATAGTAGGTGTAGGATTTTATTTAGACTATAAGTATGACCGAACAACAAATACAAAGTAAAAGGATTAAGCAATTGGAGGCGGAAGGATACTATGTTCTTAAGCTAATCAAGACTAATAAGAATGGTATACCCGACCTCCTTGCTATTCCTCCAGATTGTAAAGTATTATTTTCGGAAGTTAAAAAGCCTAACGGAAAGCTATCTAAATTACAAGAGTATAGATTAAAAGAATTAAAAAACCATGGATGTGAAACGGAAGTATATAAAGGAGGCGGGTTATGATGTAGCCGAAGACTTTATAGAGACTCTTCAGCAACTTGATATTCGTACCGGAATTAAAATAGCTAAGTTTATTGAGAAAAACGTAGATCAAGTTCCGGTCAGCCTACTAACCTCTACAATATTAGGCGGGGTAATTATTGATGATAACAAAAATCCTGTTACCTTTGCTTTAGAAATGCTTAAAATAAATAAAGTTATCATTCTGTCTGATATAAAGATGGTAGAGATGGACGAATATTTAGATTTACTCAACTTAAATTCAGACTTAAATGGTATCCGAAAAAGTAAAGGCAATAAAAAAACTAATTAGTTCTCATTACGAAATTGATATTGAGGCTAAAACTAAAGCCTATAATTATGTAAAAGCCAGAGCCATGGCCTACACATTAATGAGAGAAAAATGCCTGATGTCTTATACAAGTATCGGATTAGCCTTTAAAAAAAATCACGCAACTATACTTCATGCGGTAAAAGAATTTCCTTTTATGAGGAAATGGGATAAAGAATTAAACAGAGATTATAATGATATCCTGGTGTTATGGGAAGGAGAATCGGGAGAGTATGAAGATGTAAAGCCTCTTCAATTAAAAAAACAATTAAAATATTTGGACGAACAAAATAAATTGTTAAATTTGTCATTAAATAATGTTCAAGAAGAGTTGGAAGAAATCAAAAGAATAATTAAAAATGGGAAATAAGTTTATTATGCAAAACTGATGCCAAGAGTAGCTCCGGAAGATACAAAGTTTCTTACCCACGTTGAATATCTATGTGGGCGGATTCACGACTTTGGAGATGAAATTTACGAAGACTTAATGGAGAGGGAACATGAGGAGGTTAAAGTAAAAGCTCAAGAATTAATTAAAGAGCTGGCTGAACTAATACAATCTTTATCTGATGATGTGTAAATCTGATCCAGATATAGTGGTTATATGGCCCTCTAAAATTGGCTTATAAGAATAAAAAAGATCAGGCTGCGGCCAGTAAACGTCATTATGAAAAGAATAAAGACACAATTAAAGCACGCAGTAAGGTACGAAACAAAAGTCAGAAACAGAAAAACCGGAGGTTTGTGGCTTGGGTAAAGAGTCGGAGTTGTTGTGTTGATTGTGGAGAAGATAACCCAGTGGTTTTAGATTTTGACCATGTAGTAGGAGAGAAGGTTATGAATATTTCAGATATGGCTCGAACATGTTATAGTAGAGATACTTTAATGGATGAAATAGATAAGTGCGAGGTTAGGTGTTCCAATTGCCACAGAATAGTTACAGCAAAAAGAAGGGAAAATGAATAAACAAACAGCTAAAGAGTTAAGTGAGTTTAGTAAAGTTATTGCTAAACGATTCTCTTATAACGACAGAGAGGGTAATCAAAACAAAGAAACCTTTGTTGTTGATGAGGTAATACCTACATCAGACCATACAGCGGTTATTAATTTCAAAAAGAGCAGTGGTAAGATAGGTGTTGCTTTTTGTTATTATATAAACAGAGGGGCCTCTAAGGGGTGGAAATACTTTTTTCCTACCGATTCACACGTCAATGGATTTCAAGCTTTTCTCTATTATAAATTAGAAGCCGAAAGAAAAAATTTTTCTAAAAACTTTTTGGTAGACCAGTATAATAGAAACCGAGAACACAAAGACCATATAAATTTTGAAAATGAAATATAATACTATTAGATGGGTATTAAGGGATAACATTAAAAAAAATGTAAACGCTTTATGGACGTGGGATAAGGAGGGAAAGAATTTTACTATGATTTACAACAACTACAACGATGACCTTCCTATATATACCGCCTCTCAATTATTAGAGGAAATAGAAAAAGAACTTAAGAAGAAGCCTGTTTCTTAGCTCTAACTAATTCCGCACACTTCTCATACTCTTCCGTGTAAGTAAAGTATTCAATCAGGGTGTCATAAATATCACACTCCATAGCTACATGCTTCCGTTTAGGATTAAACATTAAATATAATATAGCTGTTTCTTGGATTAATTGATCTAATGTTTTTTTACCTAACAATAAATTGTAGGTATGTCGCATGCAGATATCTTCATTAAACCCATCCATTAGTCAAGCATAGGATTATCTGAACTCATAGGGTTGCTATTCGACATAGGATTCTCGCTATGCATAGGATTTACCCTCTCCATTGGATTATCTGATTTAAGTTTAGTATTTTTTGATTTCTTTTTAGTTGTTCCGTGACGCTCCCTGGTTCTTTTATTAACCCCCTTCATCATCTCTTTTCTTTGTTCAGCCCTTTCTTCTTCACTATTTATCTGGTACTCGCTATAATTAAAAAGCCTCATCATTATTTTAGCCGGATCGCTTTCTCCGTCCGCTAACGCTTCTAAATTTTTAAATATCTTATGAAGATTATTAACAGGCAAACCGGTTATTTGAGATATCTCTCTTAGAGCTTTATAAAATTTCTCTTGTTTTTTTACAGGATCTTTAGCGTCTCTATATGCTGCCAGCTTGCTTAATATCTCTTCTCCTTGAGTTAATATGGGTAAGTTTTTAAATTCTAAAAACCCTTTAGGTTTATCTTGTAAGTAGTACGCAAATTTTTCTACAAACTCTCCATAAATAAACAAGGCATTTATATTTCCTAATATACCAGCTCTCATTAAATCACTCCCATCTTCTTCATCCCAATCAGCTAACAATCCTGGGAATCCATTAGCTACATATTGGAAGAACATTGGCATCACAACATGATAAGTAATAAACGTTCTCATATTCTCCCCTACGGTTCCCTTCCCTTGTTTTCCTCCAGACGCAGCCAACCTGTAAAGGTTTCTTATAGCATACACTTCTTTCCTTAAATATTGTTTTGGAGTAGTTAAGAACATGTTAAGAGCTCTGTTAATTGCATCTTTATTTTGGCGGTAATCTCTGTCTTGTAAATCAGTAGACTGCTGAGTTCTTTTAGTATCCCTCTCAAACTTTCTAATAGCTATCTCAATTGCTTGTTTTTCCGTTTTACCCGCTTTTAAAGCCTGCTCCTTGTAGAATACATAGTTAGGTACTCCCCCTAAATAGATAGCACCTATATCCCCTAAACGCGTGGTATACATTAATATATTAATTAGTGACTCTCTGGTGTTGCCAGACATTCCAAACCTTTCTGGCATTACCTCTATCATTCTCTCATCCGTATAAGCCTCTATCGCTTTGGTAATACTTTGTTTTTGTCGGTCTTGAAGGTATACAGAATTTTCAGCTATTTCTTTCCATACCGCCTTTACACTCTGTCCTTTTCCAAACCTACTTAATGCAGCGTTCTTCATCCAATTAACAAAACCTATATCATTTCCATAAGTAACAAAAGAAGTAAGCTGTTTAAGGGTTACTACTGGATTTATTCCTAATCGAGACAAGATAAATATATCCTGCATTACATTAACCGCTTGATCCATTTTACCGTCTGACTGCGACATACCTTTGTTGGCTATTTTATCTATAGCCGCATGAATCATATCATTAGTTTCCTGACCATACAATCTTTTAATGGTGTCATAAATAATTGGGTTGGTAAAAATTTTATTTATATCACTTACCGGTCGAGCATAAGCGGCAAAATACTCCATATCTCTAATGTATGTAAACAAAGCATTAGTACCGTCCACATCTTTTCGGATAGCTCTCTTGTTATCTTGCCTCATTTTAGTAGAGTTAGAAGATACTGTATTGTGGTATTGAGGAGTTCCAGACAGTAGGTCTATTCCAGCATCTTGCTGGTCTCCCTTTCCTAACTCTCTATATACCATACCCGCATAATTAACATTGTAAGGCATATCAATTCTATATATATCTTTATACGCTTGATTGTAGTGTTGATATAACATAGGGAACAAGATGTCTACTTGCCAGTCGGCAAATTCTTTCAGCTCCGCATACTCATTAGTTAATAAGTCAGTCATCTCTTGCATAACTCTTTGATAATCACTTCCAAATTGTTTTTCAAATCCAGGGTGATTTCGAGGGTCTTTATATTGATTATATAAATAATACATCTGATTAGGAGATAACTCTTGTTCATTCTGAGCTATAGCGTCTTCCAATTTTTTCTGATTAACAGGAGTTGGATTATTGTTATAAGCATCTTGAGCTTTCTGCACAGCATCAGCGTCTTTGTATATTCCGGTTGATACGCTTCTTGTAAATTTAGCTACCTTCTTTTTATACTTTTTTCCAAACAACTCTTGCCATTTAAATATAATAAAAGCTTCGTTCATTAACATTCTCTCTTTAAACAAACGACTCGCTCTATCTATTTTTTCAGTAACTTCTTTCTGAGTAACCCCTTCAAATAAGGCGGCTGGAAGTTTAGAGATTTTATCCATTAAAGAGAACATGTCTGAGTTTTGACCCATTATATTTCCTAAAGTTCTAACAATACTATTGACTAAATTTTGAGCTCTCTTTTTAAGAGCTACTCCTGTCGGTCTGTTTTTCTTGTTAGAAGCGTCATTTAAATCTCCTTGTTTTTGCTTAATCCCCTCTATAATATCTGTAATTTTATCTTGAATTAATTCAGGGGTAGGGTTTTCAATACCATCTTCTTTTAGTTCTCTAATAGCTTGCTTTTTAAAACTTTCAGTTCTACCCGTGATGTCTTTATACACCTCTTCAAATTGTCTACGATATTCTAAGTGAGCTTTTTTTAATTCTTCTTTAAACAATGTTTTCCCTGTAACTATTATATCTTTTAACATTGATTCTACCTTAGAGAGAGTGGCTACCTTACTGATATCTTTATTATCCATCAGGTTTTGAGCGTTAATTAAACTCATTATAATTTGGAGGTCAGCTAAGGCTTCGTAGTCCGCTTCTTTTTTAGCAGGATTTTCGTTGATATCATTATACTCTTTCTGAAGCTCCGCTAAATACTCTAACACTTTATCTTCGGTCTTCAATCCTCCTTTAGGATTAAGTCTCTTTCTTATTCTCTCTATTCTTTTACGCGTAGCATCATCTATTTTAACTCCCTTCAGAATATTATTAATCTTTATTCTATCTTTAGGATTTAAAAGTTTTTCGATTGACTCTTCTAATCTAACATTATTCTTTTCAGCAGCAAATTCTAAAATTTCATCCTGTATATTTTGTATATTTTCAGGGGTTGCTTGTGAGATCTTACGAATTAAAGTGGTCACTTCTGATTTAGTATAAATATCTTTAGGAAGAACTCTTCTTAAAAAGTTTCTTAATTCTCTTTGAGCTTCCCTTAATTCTTTCATTCCTATCTTTTTGGAATTTAATATAAGTCGAGAATTTTTAATAGACGCTGATAAATCAGTGCTTTGTTTTCCTCCTAAAGCTCGCGCCATATCTATTTCTAAAACTCGTTGCTGAGTGGATGCAATATTAGTTCCTGTAGTGTTTAATTTTTTAAAGGCCGGTTGAGATCGTAAAAAATCCATAGTCTCGTCCATTATCTCTTGTTGACTCTTTTTTATTTTAGACTTTATATTAGCTCTTTGCAGTTGGTAATATTTTTTAAATACTGTATTATAAAGTTTAAGGCCACTGTTCATTCCCCCCTCTATATTACCTAAAGATTTAGGGATGGTTTTAAGAACCTCATCATGTACTTTTAATAATTTATCTATTTCTCTTTTAGGAAATTTACGGACTCGAGTTAAATAATCTCTGATTGCTGCATCTGTAAAATTCTGATCTCTTGCGGTATTAATAATATCTATAGGGCTATCTTCTTTATTAAAAGTTTTTTGGTTCTTTTCGGTTATTACCTTTTGGTTTTTCTCCTTACTTCTTGGATTAAACATTCTACCATTCTTTGTTAAGTAATATCCTGTCAACCTCCCATAGTCATACGCATTTTTATCTCTAACTCTCGCCTTACCAATACCAAAACCTAACCTGCCCGCCCACGTTTCTAAGTCGGTTAAAGAATAAACGTTAGGACCAATAAAACCTTTAGGGTTCATTTGATACATTTGTATTAATTTATCTAAGCCGGCTTTTTGATTTTTCTCTTTAAGCTGAGTATATTTACCTGGATTATTTACTCTATCCATCATGTAGTCAATAAAGTCTTGCTCCGTAATCTCAACTCCAGCTAACTCGCTTAACTCTTGAGCTTGACCGTCTAAAGGAGATGCGTTTCTTCTTAAAAGGAAATTTAAAGCCGCATTACCCTTTCTCCAATTAGGATCTCCATATTTATCAAAATCTTGTTTGGTTATACCATGGAAATACTCATGAATTTTTTGAGCTATATAACTAATATCTAACCCAGCTAATCCTGATTCTTGTCGTTCTAAAGCCTGCTGTTCAGCATCTTGCTCTGCATAAGCCCCTGCAATCTCCTCTTCTGTATAGACATCTCGACTTATTTGATAATCTTTAAGGGCCTTTAGTAATGGGTCGGTAATAACATCTATGTTCGTAGTAGACGCATAAGTCTTAAAAGGTAGTTTGGATAATTTTTCTAAAGCTTCCTCGTAAGTTTCACTCTCCTTCATTAGTTTAGTTATAAGCTTATCTAAAACTCTTCCTTCTTTAGTTTTCCTCAAGTCAGTGTGTTCTCGCGCATCCGTATACATACCTGCGTTGTTCGTTGGAGGATATCCCGCTAATTTTAGAAGAGCATTAAATAACATTGAATGATGACCTGGTACGATTGGAGTCTTTTTCTTTTGTGGAGCAGACTTTTCTTTCGGTGATTCTTTTTTAGATTTTTTCTTTGGTTTTGCTTTTGGTTTTCTGGTTATAACCTCCACATCAGACTCTTCTACCTCTTCTCCTGTTCTCACCTTACCAGCTACCGTATTAAAAAAGTCTATAATATCATTGTCTGTTTTAGTAAATTTAACTATATCTGTAGGTAATCCTAATTTAGAAGCCACAATTTGTAGCCATCTTTTTACCGTTCCTTTAGCTGACTTATCTAACTTAGTATAGTTATTAGCTAACATAGCAAATAACTCGGCCACCTGTTCTTCACTTTGGTCTTGAGTTTCATAAGCCTTAGCAAACTCTTGTAATTCTTTTTTTACTTTAGGGTCTTTCACTCCCTTAATAGCGGCAGCCAACATACGCTGAGTAACCTCTTGTATCTCACTATCAATACCTAAAGTTTTTAATAGTACCGCATGCATAACTTCATGAGGAACCGTTCTACTGGTAGCGATGGTAGAGTTAATATGAATTGTATTAGTAGCTGGAGCAAACGTTCCTCTTGTCCCTCTACTCTTTTGACTTACCGCTTGATTATACGCATCCTCTGTAGCGTGTAATACTATATTAACATTAGGTAATAGTTTCTTAACTGCTTTCCCAGCCTTAATAGCTTGATTTAATAAACGTTGAGGGATAGTGGTTTTACCCTTACCATCAGTTGAGGTATATTGAACGTTGTCTGAAACCCTGCCTCCTGGAAGAGAAACTGTAGACCCTTCACTGGTTGTTACATTAACCGTATTAGTTTCAGTATTTACATCTACCCCTGTAGTAGTGGTAGTAGTTTCCGCAACAGGAGTGTCTTCTGTAGTTTCTTCTGTAGTCTGCTCTACCACTGGAACGCCCGTGTCTTCAGCCACAGCTGCTTCTAAATCACTAACCTCCTCATCTAATTGGGTTTCAGGTTCTACTTTCGTCTTCTTCTTCGACTTAGTATCTGTTTTACTTTCGACTTTACTTTTTGAGGTAGACGTACCCGAGGTGTTTCCCGTTCCCACCGGGCCGCCATCTTGGGCTTGTACTTGTACATCCACTTTCGTTGAGCTTGACTTTTGAATGGCATCTGTTTTTTCTTTTTTAATTAATTCTTTAGTATTATCAAATTCTTCTTGAGTCCAGACATAATCCTTTCCCTTATCCTTTTTTATTCTATCCCTAACCTCTTGGTCTTGAATATCCATCTGCTCTATCTGCTCTCTACCTTTTTTTAATAGTTCAGCTTGTTTAGCATCGATCTGCTCTTGAGTAGGATTTTCTATTCCGTCTTTTTGTAGTTCTTTTTTAGCGTGATCTTCAGTAACCTCTACTGTATAAGTTGATGTTGTATTTCCGTCTACAGTAGTAAAGGTATGAGTTCCTTTAGCCAGCTCGGCTTTCTTTTTATTAACCTCTTCAGGGGTAGGGTTTTCTACACCGCTATTTATAAGCTCGTGCATTGCTCGTTCGGTTAAATGCTTATCTTTTGCTTCTTCGGAGAGATTACTTTCCCCTTCTCTTATTATACTCTCTACGTCATTTTCTAACTGAGCTAATTCAGCTTGCTGTTTCTTAGTAAGTTGTTTATTATATTTTTCAATATAATCTCTTAACTCTTGTTGTCGTAATAGATTCCCTAATAACTTCTTTTTTTGCTGTAATGGAAGGTCGGCAGGTATCTGATCCATAACCCCGCTTATCTGGTCGTAACTCTGAATCTGCTTGTCTCCTTCAGATTTAGTCATCTCACCTGATAATATTTTTTCTTTTATCTTTGTTACAAATGCGTCTTTGACTGTTTGTTGCTTATGGACTTGCTCAAACACTTTAAACGTGTCGTCAGTTACTTGCGTGAAATCTTGATCTTTAGCTGCGTACACCATAGCCATTGGAGTTCCTATTACAAAACCTCCTATCATTTCTGAAGTAGCCCCTACCATTAGTTGATTAAAAAACTCCTCGGTACTTTGAGGGGTAGCAAAAGCATCAGCATCTTTTACTTCATTGTAAACACTTTTAAAAGTTATATCTGCTAATTCTTGAGCAAACCCAGTTTCAAACTCAGCAACCCCCGCGTTTCCTACTCTTATCAATCCTTGAGCTAACATACTGTTTACCTCAGCTTTCACTACCTCTTTGAAGGTTCTGCCTGAAACCTCTTTAGCTCCCTTCCCTAATACATTCATTAAAATTTTAGAAGATAGACTGTTCATTTGTTTCATGTTTCTGAAACCTAAATTCTCCAACACCCCTACTACAGCCGCTAAAGGAATAGAAAATAGTTTCTTTTCTCCTTCAGATATACTGTCAAAATATTCATCACCCGCCATTTCTTTTTGTAGGTGGGTATATACTTGTCCCCCCATATTTAGAAGTCTAATTTTTCCTGGGCCAAGCATTGCTGGAATACTTCTTGCAGCACCGTAAAACCCTAAATTACCTACCCAGTCCCACCATCCTTTATCCTCTCCTTTGTGGTCTATCTCGGAAAACGGATGGTCTTCTACATATATATTTTCACGAGACATTTTTTGATTAATATACTCTCTACTATCATAACCAAAAGCCCAATCAAAACCAGCCTCAACACCGGTTGTCATTCCTTTTTCTTGCTGCACCCGGTCAGTTACTTTGTTAGCGAAATTAGAGAACGGAGATTTCTCTTGTCTTTCCCAATCTTCTCCTTGACCTAATTTTATTTGCTTTTTAAGATTATCAGCGTCTTCCCGCGACATGTCATCGTCAAACATTTTATTTATTTCTACTCCAGCATCTATTACCATATCCATTCCAAAAGCCCCTATATCAGAAAACCCTCCTGCTGTCATATTTTGAAAAAATCCTCCTGAAGCACTTCCTTGTTGCCCTCTCATCATATACCACAGACCTACATCGCGGTCTAATTGTTGACCTATATCTATTAAGTTATTTCTCTCTACCTTAAGTTGCTTGTGTAGATACTTTAATTCTATAAGTAAAGCGTCCGGAGTGGTAGCTACTTCCTCTCCATCCTCCCCGGTTATATATATAGGTTGGTCTCGAGGCAGGTGTTTTATATTATTATAATCTTGAACTTGACGGAAGTATTCTTTAATATCATCTCTTAACTTATTTTCTTTTTCGGTTACTTTTTTAACCGTTCTATCCACCTGTCCTTGGTCGTGAAACTTAAACTCTTTTTCTACAGACTCTCCTTTCTCAGCTTCGTTATAATAATTAGTGTCATGTCTATTGTCTATTAAAAACTTTTTAAGGTTTTTTGCCTCTAACCCCTTGTCATATAGTCGGTCTAAATTAACATAATGTCGTTTTTTATACCATTGCCCATCATCACCTTCTTCATATCCGTACACATACATTCCGTCCCCCGCAACGTCAGTTCTCTCAAACACAAAACCATAGTCCCCAAAATGATATTCCAGTAAAGGTATTACTCCCTCTTCCGTGTCTGCTACAAGGTCTTCATCAATATGTTGAAGAGATTGCTCGAAAGGATCTTTACTTTTAATATACCCCGCTGTTTCATCGTCAATTCTTTTCCCTGAAGTTTCAGTTTCATGATAATACTTTCTTTTATAAGCCCTGTCTCCAGAAGAGTCTGTGCCCTTAAATATATTTTTAATGGTGTTCATTAAAGCTTTAGCCCCTCCCCAGCTTTCTGATCTTGCTACTATTTTTTGAGGCTCCATAATCTCGGTCTCAATAAGGTCTTCATTTACTGCGTCAAAACCTTGAGCAGAATAAAAGTCATCTATCTCCGCGTCACTCATTTTATTTAACTCCCCCATAGTCATGGTGGTTAAAAGGATGGCTTTCTGTTCATCGCCTCGTGCTTTATCTAAATACCACTTACGGGACTCATCATCCCAGCGCGCCCATCGGTCTAAAACTTCTTGGTCTATTTTTTGTTGAGTGGCAGGCTCCTCTTGAGATTGGTCTATAGCTTCTTCACTAACACTAACGTCCCCTTCGGCAGGCTGTTCATTCTGATCTATATCTTGTTCGGATTGAGGCTGAGGGTCTCCTTCAGCGGGTTGTTCATTTTGGTCTATCGCTTGTTCCGTTGATATGTTTGAAGATTCCAATTTGCCAGGTACTCCCTCCACTTGTGGTATACCTGATACCAACATTTCCTCCACATGGTCTCCAGTAAGCTCGAAATTTTTTTTTTCAGGAGATTCTCCTGTAGACTCTTCACCTGCAGTAGTTCCTACTAAAACCTGAAACTCTTCTACCGTACCATTATATCCTGTATTAACAAAATATTTATAAGTATCATTAAAAGCCTCATTATTTTCTTGTAATAATTGCTGATAATCCTCTATAGTTCCGTT